AAGAGGTTATGGGAAAAATGACTTTTACAAATCAATTCTTCAAAAACATTTTAAACACACCCCACATAAAATAATACGTATATATTTAACTTAATATGGCTAATATTAGTAATATTGGAATTAGAACATTATGGAGGAGAATAGAAAAGAAATCATAGCAAAATTAAATACACTTGCTAATGGTAATAAAAGCCAATGGTTTGCAGATGCCACTTGGAGAGCAGAAAATAGTGTATGGTTGATAAAATTACAAGCCACCACTATAAAAATTTTAAGGGCATTAAGAAAGAATAATACACACACACAAAACAACATTAATAATTAATAATTAAAATTCGGTAAAACACATGAGTAAATCAAGCCCAAAACAACGGTTGACACAATTAGTAGAATGGATGTCTACATTGAAACCACAACGTAGTAGACCAATTAAAAACGAGGATACTAAACAACCACCAACACGTAGTTATAATGTTAGAATAAAAAATATGTAATGGAAAGTAATCTTAAAGTATGGAATGAAGTATTTACTATATTGGCTTGGAATTGTAAAGCGGATAAATCTGGTAAAATGATTTTGGATACGGGTATTTACTACAACGATGTTTTATCAAAGTATTGCATTACTGAAAGAACTAGCGAGATAAGTGAAGTAGAAATATATAAAAAAGTATATGCAACAACAACATTAAAAGATCTGGCAATGGTAATCCTGGAGATAAGTCGAGATGGGATAATATCAGATAACAACAAACAATACGATGCATTAGTAATGGTACATCAGTGCATCAACTTCAGTCTAGCTATACCGAATACATTAATGCGTGGGTATGGAATACGAGCACAGGCAACGATGTTGGGTGTACAAAATGATATATTAAAAGTAATAAGTATGTAGAGCATGTAGGTGTACGTAAGGGTACGTAAGGGTGTCCAACGATTCAAAGTGTGGGTAACGGTGGTGGATTGGTGGTGATGTGAGTGTAAATTGATATGATATGTGGAAAGCAGTAGGGATGGTATGTGGAGTGGTGGAGGCGTGTCGCTAACCCATTCACACACCACCCAACCACTCTTCGAAATCTCTAAAAATATATACGAACCACACATGAACAAGGCATTATCCACAACCTACCCACAATAAAATTGAAGTATACTCTATTGCTACATGTGAACATTCTTTTTATTCACAATGTTTGGCGCCTCCAAATGTGAATAATGCAATACCCGCTACTTCGCGCGAGACCGAATATTTCATGTCCTGTTGTTAAATGCTTATGCGATAGGACTTGGAGGCACCGGCAATTGTTCGTATATTTACACCTAATAAAAAAATAAAGGTTATGAGCAAGTCAAGCGAAATGTATAGTAAGTATGGAGTGGAGAAAGCAACAGCAATGCTATGTAAATCCGAAGATAATGATTGCGTTGTTAGAGCGGTTATGAATGCATTTCAGGTTGATTATTTAGATGCACATAATTTTTGTGAAAACAAATTGCTACGCCAATACAAGATGGGAACATACGTTGATAGGTATTTACCTTACATCCACACCGCATTTAATAAGTCTGTTGTGAGACTGGGTGTTACACGTGGACTTAAGCATAAGGTTAAAGTATTCAACAGCCTTTTTTATAGAACTGCTACTAGTACTCAGATTAAACAAATACCAATGAAGGTAGGGGAGTTTGTTAAGGCAAACCCAACCGGGAATTTTTTAATCACAGTAAGAGGTCATGCGATATCGCTCGTAAACGGTGTAATATTAGGTAACAGTGGCGATGGATTGAAAGTAAATAGAGAAATAATTTCAGCATATAAAATTAACTAAATAAATAATATTATGATACATGAATTTAACAAGTGGATGCAACGGATTGGAAATGTTTATTACTCCGATAATAATAGAATGGCCGAGGCGTTTATACGTTTAGAGCAAACACCATTACCGCATGAAAATATTATTAAGAATAAATGCGAATAAACTTGGTTGAGCCAAATGCTGTTCGTATATTTACACCTAATAAGAAAATAAAGGTTATGAAAAAATATAAAATACAAGTTACAAAAAATAGTAAGGAATGGTATAACTTAGAAGGTCAACTTCATAGAGAAGATGGCCCTGCTGTTGAGTATAAAAATGGAGATAAATCCTACTATATGAATGGTAAGCGTCATAGAGAAGACGGTCCTGCTATGGAGTATGTAGATGGATATAAATCCTACTACATTAATGGTAATCGCCATAGGGAAGATGGTCCCTCTGTTGAGTATGCAGGTGGAGATAAATCCTACTATATTAATGGTATCTATTTAACCGAACAAGAATTCAACGATAGAAATAAATCATGTGAAGGTAGGGTGGGAAAAATTGATGGTGTAAAGTATAAATTATCTAAAATATAAGTTATGAAAGAGTATAAAGTAATAGTAACAGAATATAATACAACATGGCGCAACTTAGAAGGTCAACTTCATAGAGAAGATGGACCTGCTGTTGAGGATGTAGATGGGTATAAAGCTTATTACATTAATGATAAACTTCATAGGGTAGATGGTCCTGCTGTTGAGCATATAGATGGATCTAAATCTTACTTCATTAATGGCCAACGTCATAGAGAAGATGGACCTGCGAGGGAGTGGGAAAATGGAGATAAAGTTTATTACATTAACCATAAATTATTAACCGAAGAAGAGTTTAATAGTAGAACTAAAACTTGTGAAAATAAGGTGATAGAGATTGATGGTGTAAAATATAAATTATCTAAAATATAAATGTTATGAAATTCAAACAATTAAATACATCTCAAGATATGTTAAGTCTTAACCCATTACCAACACCATTATCGTTTAAGAAGATAGCAGATACTATGGATGAAGGAGATGTAATGTCGTTTAGATATAATTCCACTGACTATGAGATGGAAATATTTCTAGTATCTAGTAATAAAAAATATATGCATGTAAAAACCCTACATAAAATAAATTCATTAAGAGGAACTATGAATGTGGGTGACATCAGCAAAACATATATTAAAATGTTTACACACAACATGATGGGCATTAAATCGAAAGCTAAAATACCGGTGGGCGAGATTACCGATATTACGATAACAATAAAAAATCTAAGGTGGTAATGCATGCGGATGGACGTGAGTACTGAGGCGGTACTTACGCCTTATGTATTACGGGAGTGTAACGTACTGGGACGGTTATATCGTGGGCGGGCGGTACGGCGTATGCTGTATATATCCATGCGCGCTGCTGTCCGTATATAACGCGGCGTGCGTAGAAAATGGTGGATGGTGACAAATCTATCTCGTACAACTTTACACCCCCGGGAAGTATATACAAATATACTACACTCCCCACATTCTAAACCGCGCATTAGCGTTTGGTAAAAATCCAAAACCCAATCAATTCAGAATACCCAAAAAATCTCTCTCAAAAAATTTTTACGTAAGGAGAAACGGCCGTATCACCTTGTGTATACTTATTTGTTCAATTGGGTTATAGATGTAAAACCATTCCAAAGTGGTTGTTTTGAAATTTCCATTAAATCTACTTCTATATCTTCACTATCCAAAGTTATTTCAGAGATGGTTCCACCTTTTGTTTTATATTTTATCAGATATTTAGGTAGGATATTAGAATTATCAACCCATTTCCAACCTAAAAGCAACCTACAAAATAGTCGATTAATGGCATTTGGTTTTGTACCTATATAAAATTCTAATTTCACACCTTCTCTATTACCTATTACATAACCCCCAGCGTGTGTGTGTATATTTCTTGCTACAAATCCTAACATATTATATTGTGGTTTATTTATTACTTTAAACGTGATAATGTGAAATTTATCGACGTGATTTGTTCAAAAATGTTTTCAAACGCTGTTGAATTCATTTTATCCGTAGCATTCACGGCATTTTTTTGATTATCCAAGAGTGTGTGGATGTGACTAATTTTTTCTTCTAACGAGTGCATAATTTTAGCATCATTTTCCTCATATTTCTCAATAGAATGCTCGATATCCTCCAGTCTACTTATGATGTCAACGATATGTTTTTCTACATCGTTAAATCCCGTAGATGACGTAGAATTACCATTGTATATGTTGGTTTTTGAACCGAAAAACTTATAGTAAACGATAATAGCTAAGTTTACCTCTAAAATAAATAAAACTGTTAGTAAAATGGCTGTGTAAGTGATAGTAATCATAATTTTGTTGTTTTAAATTGTTTGGTTAATAATGTCGTGCTGTGTTAATTCTTTAATATAAACTCCTTTATTGAAAAATGCTATTGTAGGGTAATATTTAATTACACCTGGTAAAAATTTGCAACTCTTAACGTGTTTTAGGGAATCCACTATTATTATTGTGTGAATATTTTCTAATTTACGTAAATGTGGTAGGAGTTTTCTACAAGCCCCACACCCATCGGATTTAAACATCACTATTAGGTTATCCATTCCCACGTAATGTTCTAAATCATCACCCTGTAATTCTATTATATCATTCATATTGATAATATATGACTTTATTTTAGATAAACCACATTATTTTGGTGAGATTGTGTATATATGTATTTATTTATTAAGGGAGCGTTAGCAAGTTAGTTTAAGGTTTTTTTATTTTTATATCTTTAATAATAATGTGTATAATACTTGGTTTCTCCGGTAATATTTCGTATATTCACATGTTCGAATGGTATGAGCTATTAAAACACCAACAAATAAATATTTTGAAAGTCAAATAGAAGAATAAAAATACATGCAACTATTTAGTGAGTATTTAATTAAACAAACTTATGGTTGATTACAATATACTTCTGGGGGGAGTTATAAAACCCAAACAAAATTATTATGGAAAAATCTAAATTATTTCAGTACGCTATCTTGTGGCATCCTACGGAAAAACAAGTAAAAGATGATGGATTAAAATCAAAGATTTTAGTTGATTTATCATCTATTTTGGCTTTAGATCAAAAAACCGCAACAATGTCAGCAGCAATGGAAATTTCTGGTGGAATGAAAAATCAATTAGATCAAATAGAAATTATTATTCGCCCTTTTTAGAAGAGATTATTGTGTATGGTAATTCAATAACAACAAATACATCATCACCTGTGGGTGGTTATTCAAATACGTTATTGAGCAATAATCTTTTTTCACAAATTACCACTAACGGTATTTTAGGGACAACTACTTCGGGAACATCTCTTACTTCGGGGGCAAACCATTATGCCGGAACACCTTATGATTCAGGAACTTCTCAAGGTTTTGTAAGAGGTTCTAACAATTGGTAGTATTCCTAATGTATTAGTAAGACTTCAAACTTATTAAAAGGAATAAATTTATGTTATGGTGTGGTAGTTCTACTTTATTTTTAATACCATACCCTCTAACATTCCTACTTAAAAATTATCAATAATAATGCATAGGAGACTTGGCTTCCCCGGCAATATTTCGTATATTCACGTGTTCGAATGGTTCGAGACATTAATAATTAAAAATAAAGGTTTATGTTGGATTACAAAAGCAATGAGTTCAAAAGTTTAGAAGAGTTAAAGAAAATAGCTCCTAGTATTTTCACAAAGTCCGGATCCTCTGATACTTCCGAAAAGTATACTCACATTCCAACTAATAAAGTGATTGGAGATATGGAATTATTAGGATGGCGTGTTGTAGATGCTAAACAAGTAGCTGCAAGAACACAAGCTACTATGGGATTTCAAAAACATTTAGTTGTTTTTAGAAATGCTGATGTTGTAATTAGTGGAGAGGATGGAGATACTGTTTACCCTCAAATATTACTTACTAACTCACATGATGGTAAAAATTCATTTAAATTTACTGCGGGTTTATTTAGAATGATTTGTGAGAATGGTTTAGTTATATCAACCGAAACCTTCGAAGATATTAAGGTTCGTCATATGGGATACGATTTCGAAACACTACAAGGTGTTATTAAAGAGATGGTTTTAAAGTTGCCTTTAACTGTTGATTCAATGAACAAAATGAAAGAAATTGAATTATCTGAGGATCAGATGTTTGATCTAGCGAAATCATTTTTAGACATAAGAATTGAAGGATCTAGCAATTCATTTAATGATTCCGCTATTTATGATGTTTTAATACCTCAAAGAAATGCTGATGAAGGAATGGGATTATGGGAAGTTTTTAATAGAGTTCAAGAGAATATTATTGAAGGAAATTTTAAATATAATACCTCCAATGGTAAAACCCGTCAAGCTCGAGTTATTAAGAATTTTAAGCAAGATCATGATTTGAATAAAAAATTATTTTCAAGAGCTTTAGAATTTGTAGTATAATGAATAATTTTAAGTATATATTATTATTATGTATCTTTGGGGCGTGTAGCCCCGAAGATATTAATGAATCAGTTTGTGTAGATGGGTTATGCAATTCTGAATTCTATATAGATACATCAGTTCAACCTAATACTTATCAAGATGTTAATGGATATTGGCATGTTTTTTATTATGGGTTAGGATATTTCACAATTCAGGGGGAATTAGATGAAATCAATGCAGAAATTAACGGTATTCCCTTAATTGAAACACAGTATGATTCTGATTATTGGGTAGTGTTTGATAGTATTAATTTTAAAGTACCTACCTACTCAGTACTAAGTTGGTTTACAGGAGGCGATTTTAATACTCCAATTTCTATAGGAAATATTGAATATACTTTATCAGATATAGCACAAATAAGTCCTCCTTTAAATATTTCGGGGTATCAAATTCCTAAACATTTTTGTTGGGAGTGCCCCTATGCTGAGAGTTTATTAGGTACATACAGTAAATATAATTATAAACCTAGACAGCAAATATTTTTGGATAATGAGATGATAGGTGATACTTTACAGATATTTATAAAAACTACTTTTAATAATGATATAGGTCCTAGGGAAGTTATAGAAAAATCATTTAAAATAGTAGTGGATTGAAACCTTGCCTACTCCATATGCCATAATGACACATAATAACACGTGTTTTAACGTGTTTTAACGCGTAAATACTCGTATGTGCCATATATAGCATCTTAAAATAATATTACGTTAAATTACAGTATAATTTTTTTAAAACATATATAATGGGAAAAATAATAGTAATGAAGAAAACCATTGATTGGCTTGTAATGAGCAAACAATTTGAGGCTGTTGATAATTTAATGGGAGCGGGTTTAGATTGGCAAACTATAAACATGGAAGATGAATCAATATATTATAAATTAAATTAAATGAACAAAAGAAAGCCGAGAGTAATACCAACAGTTAAGCCAACTGACAGAGTTAACCTAAATGAAGAATTATATCTATCCAAACCATCTTCTGATGGTAGAGATGTATTAATTAATGTCTTAATGTCTACTATTAAAGTGATGGAGGAAATGTGGGATTACCACCCATCTAACCCAAATAAAATAGATATAATAAGTGAATATTCAAAATTAGAAATAATCAGGGAAGACCTTGAAAAATATTTGGATGCGATGGATATCTAATGTATATTTATAATCATGATAGATGCCAATAAAATTTTTGACCTATTTTCTGAGGGTTCAGATATTAAAAACAGACTACTTGAAGATTTAATAGAAGACCCATTAACTAAAATAGGTATGTTTGTTAAATTAATACAAAACCACGAAATATTTTATAGGAAATTAAGTCAGTTTTTATCAAAAGATAATCCTGATTATGATGTTGAACAAACTAAAACATCATCCAGTTTTGCGGTTTATAATAGAGCTTGGTTTTATATAAAGCAAATTGATTTAAAAAATAAAGACCACTTAGAAGCAATATTAAAATTTAAAAGTGAACCCCTCTTAGATACTTTAAGTAAAGCACTTCAATATTTTGAGAATACAGAGCAATATATAATATGCGCTCAATTGCTAACTATAATAAATCTTAAAAAAAATATATAAAATAACTAGGATATTAGAGAAACTTTACATACCTTTGCTATACCGAAATATTAGAAAATAAGGGTTAAGAAGATAGGGAATAAGGGAATAAGGGAATAAGGGTTAAGGGAATAAGGGAATAAGGGTTAAGGAGATAGGGAATGGGGGAACAACCTTACCATTTTATGTACACTTATTTTCCATTTCAATATTTATAATTAAAACATGTACACATTATACAAAGATAAGTCTGAAATTTTCGAATGTAAAGTAATGGTAGAGGGGGCTGATTTAAAAAATGCCCAAGCTAGATTAATATTAGAAAATGATGAATATTCATTATTATTTAAAGGTAATATAGATTCTGATGGTAAATGTTCTATAGATATCAGACAACTAAAATTTTTATCTGAGAACCTTAAAGGTAAAATGAAATTAGAAGTTATAGTGGATAATGATACTTATTTTATACCTTATGAAGATGACTTTATAGTAGATGTAAGTAAAAAAGTAAGAGTAGAGGTAATACAAACAACTTCACCCTTAATTAGTGATAAAAAAGTTGTAGTAAAAGTTAATAACCCTAACAAACTTATTAAGTCTCCTAAGATTTTAAATACTTTACCTATATTTGAAATTGCGATTAAAGAAGCATATGATGCTATAAACGATGATACTATTAAGAATTTAAAACCCTTGGTTAAAAAGTTTTTAATAAAAGAAATGTTACAAGAAGTAATTGATAAATATAAAATACCATCATCAGATATAAGTAAATTTAATAGAGGGATAATACAGGAAATCAGAAAAAATAAGTTATAACACATGGAAAATAATTTAGAATTTGAAAATATACAAGATACATATCAGAGACTAATACAAGTTGTTGATAATATATTATATGATGGGAGTGGAAACTTATTAGAACTATCCCTAAATAGTATTGAAAACTTAGAAGCCTACATAATATATAAGGCAAATACCCAAATGCTTAATCAAATAAATTTTATTAATCTAAGAAATGAAATATGGATTTAACAATACCAGAAGCAATAATAGCCTTAGAAACAACTAACGCAGAATTATTAGCCAGCGTTAATATATCTAAAAATAATATTGATAGTAGAATAGCAGAAGCCGTGGTTTTATCTGAAAATAAAGCTATTGAACCCTTGTTTGGGGTTGTAACTAATCAGTTGATTACTCAAACCCTATTAATAAATTTAATAACATTATAAAATATGCCAACTACAGAAGAACTTTTATTAGCCATATCTAATGCCGCAACAGCACAAACCTTAGCTGTAGCAGCTTCAAAAACTTCAGTTGATAACTTAACTGATAGTTATGTTGATACTAAAAATAAAGTTGATAATGAGCTTAATAATGTAGATAACACTTCAGATTCATCCAAACCTCTAAGTGAGGCAGATATATTAGCTTTAAATTTAAAAGTAAATATTAGTGATTTATCTACTATAAATGGTCAATCTATTGTTGGTGGGAGTCCTTTAGTTATAGCAAGAAGTCTAACTGAATTAGAAACTTTACCCTATGAAGATAGAGGGGCATTAAGGACTCCCATCCCTCCATTACCTTCTTCGGATGATTCTGTTATAGTTGAGGGAATTGGACTTTTAATTTTTGTAGATTCCTTTACGGAACCAGATGATGATGAAACCTCTTTTATAGCTGTTGATCCCGTAAGTCTTTTACCTATTGGACAATGGCTTTTAAATCTGGCGGCACCTGATCTAGCGGATTCATGGGCTACGGATGAAAGACATCTTAGAGATGAACTAGATGAGGATGAAATAAGTAGACTTAGCATGTTTTTTACAACAAAATAAATATTATATAAATTAAAACTATTATGAGATTAACAACAAGAAGATTATTAAATGCTATTAAATCTACATCGGTACTAGGCGTGGAATTAGAAGAAAGATTAGCTGATGAAGGAACTACCTCGGGTTTTCTTGAAGCGTTAGCTATGCGAAGTGAAACTAGAAGTTTAGCCGCAAGTCCTACTGCATTAGCAGCTATAATTTCAAGTGCTAGAGCAACTAATTCTATTTTTGCAGCCGCTAGTATAAATAATTCTACTGCTGCTCAAGCTGTAGTATTAAGTCCGCTAGCAATGAGTATGGTTTCAAATTCATTACCTGCTTTAATTACGGTAATAGAAAACTCAATTTCCTGGAAGTTATTTTATGAAAGTTCATTTTATGAAAATAATATAGTAACCATAACAGCATTGTTTGCGGGTAGAAATCCTAGTAATTATAGTTCTATGAATTCCTTAATTGCGGACGTTGTGGCTATGGCTGAAATCTCAATAAGTAATAGGGCAATGATGGCTATTGTTCAAAGTGCACCAACAATGGCTATTGTAGTACAAAGTACAAATGCAATGGAAAATATTGCAACATCATCTGGGGCCATGAATATATTTGCAAACTCTGATTTAAGTATGAATTTACTATCACAAAGCCCAATAGCTTTATCTCAAGTAACTAATGAAGCTAGGCAAATAGTATCATCCATACCCTCTGCTATTAAAATAGTTTCATCATATTCTGCAGTTTGGTTAGGTTTAATTAGTAATTCATCCACTTTAGAATCAAATTTATTTAATATAATAACAGGTATAGCGGATCTAGATAAAGCCCTATATTTTAATTCAGTTGAAAATATATTTGATGATGGGGATGCTATGGCTAAAATAGCAAATATTCTACCTATTATGCAAGCTATTGTAGGTGTGCCTTCGGCATTAACTTTATTAACTAATAGCCCAAATTTAGGAATAGCTCTAGCTAACCCTATTACCGTTGGAGTATTAGCAAATGATACGCCCACACTAGTATCTCTTATTCAAAATACAACAGCATTTCCACTATTATTAGCAAGCTCTGCTGCTAAAGCAGCTATATTTTCTTCAACCGCTGCTATTGATGCCATAGCGGGAAGTTCGGAAGCTATATCAACTTTAACTGCACTTAAACTAACAAAAATTGCACCAGCTTTACCAGATGCTCTACCAGCCGTCTTCCAGACATATGGAATACCAGGGAAAACTTTAATACTTACAGTAGTAGCTAACTCGATTGTAGCAACGTTTGTAGAATTTGAATTTAACGGAACACCTCAATTCGGTTCGAATGCGGGGGCAGTTATCCAAACACCAGGAACTTCATTATCATCAGGACCTGTTGCACATATTGCGGCCTATACAGATTTAACATGGAATGTACGAGCCATTGCCGCAACAGCGGGTGCTCAACCTACTATTACTTATGTAGATTTTAATTAATATATGCCTTTTAATGAAACTAAGGTTCCTCACAAATGGAGTAATGCCCCTGTAATATGGGGTAATAACCCCTTCATATGGAGTGATGTCTTTTACATAATAAAAGAAATTATTAATGGGGGGTCTTACCAAGAGGGTTTTGGGGCGTTATCTAAAGAAAAAAAGGAGAAATTTATTAAAGTGGTTTTAACTTTAAAGGGTATTAAATACGAAGATAAAAAGACAAAATTTAAAAAATATAAAGTAACCGTTAAAGATATAGAAATGGTTATAAAAGAAGTAAAAGTAAGAATGTTAGAAAATAAAATCTAAAATAACTAGGATATTAAAGAAACTTTACGTACCTTTACTGTATAATAAAATAATAAAAACAATAACTATGAGAAACAAAAATTTATTTGAGAAAAAATTATTACAAATATCATCAACTCTAATAGAGCTTAAACGTATGACTAGTGATTCTAGAGAATCCGTTTCAAGTTTTATTAAAAAAATTGAATCTACCGAAGGGGTTGTTGAGGATTTACAATCAATGGTTGAGCAGGATAATACAATTAGTTAAATTAAAAATAATAAGTTATGATATTCACACCAGAACAAATCCAATCTAATTGGGAAGAATTTTTAGGCAATATTTCAAACTATATAGCAGAGCCTAGACAACAAAAATTACTTGACTTTTATAAAAAATTTGAAGACCGTGTAATACTAATGCCCGCGGCCAATCATAAAAAATATCATTCGGCATTTCCTGGAGGATATGTTGACCATGTCAATAGGGTTGTTAGGGGAGCATTAGCCACATCTGATATGTGGGAGAGTTTTGGTTGTAATATGTCTACCTTTACTAAGGAAGAATTAGTATTTTCAGCAATAAATCATGATCTGGGTAAAATGGGTTCCGAGGAACATGAAGCATATATACCTCAGACAGATAAATGGCGTAAAGAAAAATTGGAGGAAGATTATACTTTTAATACAGCTTTACCATTTGCATCGGTTCCAGATAGAGGATTATTTTTACTACAACAGCATGATGTTAAATATAGCTTTAATGAGATGGTAGCAATCCAAACCCATGATGGAATATATGACCCCGCTAATGAAAAATATCTAAAGGGATTTATGCCAGAAACCAAACCTCGTACATCTTTACCTTTCATTTTACACCAAGCAGATATGATGGCTGCAAGGATTGAATTTGAAATTGAATGGTTGCCTAAATTTTCTAAGCAGGAGAAAAAGGTTTTAAATAAACCCGAACAATCTAAACAAACCAACCCAACAATTAAAACTAAAGCTTTTAGTAAGGTAGGTAGTGTAGGGTTAATGAATATGTTAGATACTATCACATAACTTATTAAAAATAATGTGGATACGTCAAATAGGGGTTGTATGTTATCGGTAGAACATAACCCCCTTATAAACAAATATCATTTGTCAATGTAAGATTAAAAAGCATTAAATACTTATGATACTTAAAATAGTTATTATATTAGGTGTATTGGTCGTTATCTTAGGATATACGACCTTTAACTTATTCCGAAAATACGGCAAATTAATGGACATTGTAATATCCCAAAATAAATTTCTTAATAAAATAGAAGAAAATATTACATCCAGTAATAACCGTTTAAAAAAAATAGATGAAAAAGGATCTTTTGAAAGCGATGATGAAATAGGTTGGTTTTTCAATGAGATTAAAGATATTCAAAATAATTTATTACAGTTTAGAAAAAGTTAATAATGGAGGAAATAAAAAAAACACGCAAACCTAAGAGCAAAAACTACTTCACCCAGGATACTGAAAATGCTATTGTATTATATAATAATACTGAGTGTTCTGATATGAGAAGTAGAATATACGATAAAGAAATCCACTATGCATTCTTTAAACTTACTCAAAATATCATTCATACTTTTAAATTTTACCACACTGAAGTAGAAAATTTAGAACACCTACAACATGAGATAATTATTTTTCTTTTATCAAAGATCCATAAATTTGACCCAACACGAGGTACTAAGGCGTATTCCTATTTTGGTACTATAGTAAAACGTTGGTTAATATTGTATACCACTAAGAATTATTCTAAAAAGATAAAAAAAGTACCTATCGATATATTAATGGATGAAAACTCGACCCATACTTGTAAAATTGGTGACGAAGAAGTCAAAACAGATCTTGACAAATATATTGAAATCTATTTGGAGCATGTTACTAAAAATATTTATACATTTTTCCCAAAAAAGAATGATGCTCAAATTGCGGATGCTATATTAGAATTATTTCGTAAAAGAGAAATTATTGAGATATTTAACAAAAAAGCACTTTATATATACATTCGTGAGATAGTTGATGTAAAAACTCCTAAAATTACCAAAATAGCTAATAAGTTACACGTTATTTTTAAACAACAATACATACCTTTTTTAGAAAATGGGTATGCTAAATTCTAATTCCTTTCTACTTTCATATTTATAATAAAAATTATGGGAGCATTAGACAGCGTTATATTTGGTGATAAAAAATTCTCAGATATATTAAGTGAAATATATAATAATCAAAAATCCAAACAACAACAAATTGGGGGGCTTATTTCAGAATTAAAACCTCTTATTAAAGACATAGGAGATGCAACTCTACTTGTACCCCTTATTAAAGAATATATGGAAATAGGTGTTCGTAATGATGAACAGCTAATCAAAATGGCTACTATTATACAACGTGTAGTTAACAATTCAAGCAGCGATGATGCCTCAGGTATAACAGATGCTGAAAAAGATCAATTAATGGCTGAACTTGATAAACTTAATGAAAATTACGAAGCCAATAAAGATAAATAATGTTAAAAACAGGCATATCATATTTAAATAACTCGGCCACATCCAATATGGACAACTCACAGTTGTCTAACCTTAATAGTGGTGATTTTATTGTAGCTCGAGTACTTGATATCTCTATAAATAGCGACTCAGAAATATTTTCTATTACAGGGGGGTGGAGTGGGATTGGCTCTATAAAATTTCAACAAATTACTAAATCACTTTTACCTTCTACTAAAAGTCAGGAAAATACTACCTTTGCAACTCCTTGTAATGGACAATTTAAATCTTTTCCACTAGTAAATGAAATGGTACTTATTTTTAAAGGACCTTCTACTAAAAATACTCAAACTACCAACACTAAAACTTTTTACTATCTAAATACTTTTTCGCTTTGGAATAACCAACATGCAAACCCCTTCCCTGATGTGTATTTTAATGATATAACATTATCACCTTCTATGAATAAGAGTAATGCTGATATACAAGCAGGTAGTGTGAGAAAAATATCAAAATCCATAACATCAATAAATCTAAATGGTAATAGTGGGGGTAAGTTCATAGAAAAAGGGAACATTCACCCTATTTTACCTTTTGCGGGGGATAGTATATTTGAAGGTAGATTTGGTAATAGTATTAGATTAGGAAGTACTTCCAACAATAACGGACTACAAAACAACTGGTCGTCTGCAGGAGAAAATGGTGACCCCATTACTATATTTAAAAATGGTCAATCCCCTTTTAATAATTCAAAAGGATTTGAACATATAGTTGAAAATATAAATACTGATCCTTCATCGATGTATTTAACTTCTACCCAAAAAATACCTATTAGAGTTGCAACGGCAACACAAAACGTAGGTGAAGGAGTTACTATACCCTTTAATAATTTAATATCACAAACCCCTATATCCCCACAATCTTTTAACACACCTCAAATAATACTAAATTCAGAAAGGCTTTTATTCAATACAACAGTTGATAGTATAATATTTTCAGCTCAAAAATCGTTTATTGCAGAATCTAAAGAAGATATGGGGTTAAAATCCTTAAAGGGTAACGTAACTTTAGTAGCTGATAAGGGTGTTGTATCTTTAGGTAAAAAAGATGCAAATCAATCCTCTATTAGAGGTGATGACTTTGCTATTCAATTTGATGCTCTTGTAGGTACGTTAAAAAATCTATGCTTAGCTCTATCTAAAGAATCATCAACTCCTATTGCTGCATCCGCTTCAGAACTATTAATAAAAACTTTAGAGGGGATACAGCAAGCAACACCTAATTTTTTGTCTAAACAAGTAAAACTTAATTAACATGGCTATTTTTACAGAAAACATGCTACTTGATTTAGGGAAATTATTCTTAAAGACACAACAAGGTCAAAATCTTATAGCAAAATCCGAAGGGATTAATAGTGATGTAAAATCATACAAGGCATCGGCCGAGGTTTTAAAAAAATATGTTCCTGAGATGCAAACCTTTACTACAACTGGTAGGGTATATGATAAACAAACAGGTCTTCCCTTAAAGGGTATTGAAGTAAAACCTCAATTTACTTTATATCCTGTAATTCGAGTAAAAAGAACAGCTGAGGAACTACTTGAAAAGAAAAATGCAAATAAAGGAGAATATAAATTTATAAAAGATAACAATTCCCCCAATTTTACTAAAACAGATGAAGAAGGTAGATTTGAAATTCAATTTTCAATACCCACTCTACCCTCACTAGGTAATAAATCACTAGTTAAACCAACTATTTTTTATAATGAAAAGGAATATGCACCTGCTATACAAAGTTTAATAAATGGTGATAACGAAATACCCCAAGAATTACCCATATTTGGTTTAATAAATCTAGATTTAGCCTCAAAACAATCATTAAGACAAATAGAAGAGGAACTTGCATCTGTATCTGAAAAAGCTGCAAACACCGCTTTGGATGCTACTGAACTATTAATAAATGCAACCAGACGTAAAGTAATGGGTATGGCTACTGTTATACAAACTAAATTATTCCCATTAGCTTTTCAATTAATGATTCTATTTGGTATAGCTAAAATCGAGCAGGCTTCTAATAATCAAGAAACTTGTCCTAGTGGTGAAGTATTAAAAAGCATAATTAAAAGAAGAAATAGTGTAGTACGACAATTAAATAACATATATAGTGTTATTATAGCTAATACTCTTTTAGCGGGTTTATTATTATATTTGAGTACTTTATTAAAACAATCACAAATATTAATTTCATCTATCCCAATTCCCTTAGGAGCACCTGTAGGGGTAGGTGTACCTTACTCAGTAGTAGCTAAGCTAGAAGATATAAAAAAACAAATCGACAAATTAATAAATATAGCAGATAATACTAAAAAAGCTTTGTTAATTTCTTTAGTCTTTTTAATAATATCTTTATTGTTAATTTTAAAATATTTAAAAGCAATTGATGGGTTAATAGATAAATGTACTATAGAACCTAATAGTGGGGAAACCATGATAGAATTAAATGCTGAATTACTAGCATTATCCAGTTTACAAGCGGAGCAAGGAAATCCTGTTATTACTAAAGTAAATGGGTTTATTATGTCTGTGCAGGTAGTTGATAAATCTAATGTTGACGATTATTTTAGAAGACAAGCAATAGCTAAAAACTCTCAGGGTATTACCATATTAAAAGGAGAACCTTCATTTAGTGCCGGAGATCAAATATTAATAGACGAATTAGTATTTTATATTCAACAAAACAATTTAAAAGCAGATTAATTTAATATTTATAATTATATGAAACTAAGTCAATTAAAACAAATAGTAAAAGAAGCCGTAAAAGAGGCAATACAGGAAGAAATGAAAGACATTTTATTGGAAGCAGTACGTTCTTCTAAACAAACAATTTATGAAAACCAAATGTCTACACCTACAACAAATGTAGTGGCACCAATATCTAACAATTATGAATCATATTCACCACTCCCTGAAACCGATAGATTGAAACTAAGAGAAAACATGATGAGTGTACTGGATGGAATGAGACCAGGAGCTAACGGTACTCTAAATGCCACTACCTCAAACATTCAACCTTTACAAATGGTAGGAAGTATGGATACTACAAGCCCAAATGGTCAATTACCTCAAGGAGATGTATCTATGGAAATGATTAATAATATAATGCAAGGAAAAATATAATATATGGCATTTGGGGCAATACAACAATTTCCAAACGATACCCAACCTAGAGTAGGGATAGGAGTTAATATACCATTTAATGAAGGTGGAGTATTCACCCCTAATTACCTAACATCTACCTCTATTAAAAATAACTTAATAAACTATTTTTTAACAAATCCGGGAGAAAGACCGGGTAACCCATCATTTGGGGGAGGTTTAAGAGCATTTATTTTTGAGCAAATAGTAAGTGAAAATATAGATTTTTTAAGGGAGGATATTTCAACTAAAGTTGGAATGAAATTCCCAAATATAGTAATTAATAACTTAGATGTATTACGTTCTGAAGATAGTAATACTATAACAGTACAATTATCTTATATTGTAGTAAACACATCTATTAGAGATGAAATAGTATTAAATTTCGCATAATGGCAACAAAAAGAAATATAAATTACATAAATAAAGAGTTCTCAGAATTTAGGTCTCAGCTTATTAATTATTCGCAAACCTATTTTCCAACAACCTATACTGACTTTACAGACTCCTCACCAGGAATGATGTTTATAGAACAAGCTGCTTATGTTAGTGATGTTTTATCTTTTTACTTGGATAATCAAGTCCAAGAAAATTTTATGCAATATGTAAGGCAAAGTGATAATTTATATGATTTAGCCTATATGTACGGTTATAAACCTAAAGTAACAGGTTTAGCCGAAACTACAATGGAATTTTTTCAACAACTCCCTTCTATACAGGTAGGAAATGTTTTCCAACCTGATTATAACTACTGTGTTAATATACCTAGTAATACTGTCATTACAACCCAAACAGCATCCCCTATAAGTTTTACAATAGAAGATCCTGTAAACTTCTCAGTATCTAGCTCAAATGATACTACGGAAGTGTCAGTGGCTCAGATGAATGATAGTCAACCCCTATATTATCTATTAAGAAAAACAAGAAAAGGATTTTCTGGGAAAATTAATACTGAAAGTTTCAGTTTTTCGGCACCACAAGAATTTCAAACTATAACTTTATCATCCCCTAATATAGCGGGAATTGTAGATGTGATAGATTCAGAGGGTAATAAGTGGTATGAAGTAGACTACTTAGCTCAAGATTTAGTATATGATAGTTTAAGAAATACTAATATTAATAGTCCTAAAACTTCTGAGGATACTGATACTCCATTTTTACTACAAACTAAAAATGTACAAAATAGATTTGCAACTCGTTTTCTATCTTCTACTCAATTACAAATACAATTTGGGTCAGGTAACCCTTTAAACACCACTGAAGATGTTATTCCTAATTCTATGAATGTAGGCTTAGGTTTGCCTTTCGAACAGAATAAACTAACGGCTGCTTACAGCCCCACTAATTTTATATTTACAAATACCTACGGTGTATCACCTACTAATACAACCTTAACAATCAGATATTATACTGGAGGTGGGGTTGTTTCGAATGTGTTATCAAATTCCGTTAATTTATTAAATAAAAATGATATTACCTTTAATAAAAGAGGATTAAATTCTAATACTTCAAACTATATATTTAATACCATAGCTGCTAATAATGTAGTAGCGGCGAGTGGGGGGCAAGATGGAGATACAATTGAAGAAATTAGACAGAATTCTATTTCTCAATTCTCTACACAAATGAGAAATGTAACTCGAGATGACTATTTAGTAAGAGCATTAAGTATGCCTTCAAAATATGGTGTAGTATCTAAAGCTTTAACTCAAAAACCTAATGCTGAAAGCTCTAATACTACTTTAGAACTATATGTTTTAACTAATGATTTAAATAACAAATTAACAATTTCCTCTAATTCACTAAAAGAAAATCTTCGTACTTATATTAATCAATACCGAATGATTGGCGATACTATAAGCATTAAAGATGCTTTTATAATTAATTTTGGAATTCAATTTGAAATAATAACATATCCTAATTTTAATAATAATGAAGTGATTGAGAGGTGTATATCATCTTTACAAGATTATTTCCAAATAGATAAATGGCAAATTAACCAACCCATAATTTTATCTAGTCTTTTTGTATTACTAGATTCACTAGAAGGAGTACAAACGGTTAGAACAATTACAGTTGAGAACATAGCAGGAACACTATCTGGATATTCACCTTGGGCTTATGATATGGATGGTGCTAATCAAAATGGTACTATATTCCCATCTCTAGACCCTAGCATATTTGAATTAAAATATCCTAACACTGACATTAAAGGAAGAGTAGTAAACATATAATTATGGCTGTATACAAATTATTTCCCTCACAAGATGCTTCTATATATAGTGGTAATCCTTCTATGAACACCGGACTTGATCCTATTTTAGATGTAGCTAACTACGTTACAGATATAAACCCTGTATCCAGAGTAGCAAGATCTTTAGTTAAGTTTGATCAATCCGAAATAGAAGATGTGATTGATTCAATATCTAAGGTAACAGGTTCTTGGGATAACTGGTCAGGAAGTTTAAAATTAAATGTAGCTAAGGCAACTAATGTTATTTTAGAATCAAAAATTGAAGTATACCCCATATCAGGCTCATGGAATAATGGTTCTGGGCAACATATGGATAATCCCGTTAATCATACAGGAACAAGCTGGGTATTTTCAGATTTTTCAGGTTCAAATAAATGGCCAACTTTAAATCTTCCTCCCTTAGTTACATCCTCTTATTCTGGAAGTAGTAATGCTGGTGGGGGAACCTGGTTTACAGGTTCAGGTGGTTATGATGGGGTTGGTTCTTTAGAATTTACTCAATCTTTTAATTTAAGAAGCAATAAGGATTTAGATATTAATGTAACAGATGCTTTAAAGGTATGGTACTCTTCATCTAAAAATATAAATGAAGGTTTAACTGAAATACCAAATGAAGGGTTTATAATTAAATGGGAAGACAGTAAGGAATTTTCAACAGAAAGATCAATATCCCCCCAATTAAGTTATTACTCTATTGATACTAATACTATTTACCCCCCTCAACTAGAAATAAAATGGGATGATTCTGTTTATGAGACTGGGTCTTTAAGTGTAATAGATACCCCACATTTGTTTGTAGCATTGGACAACAACCCTGGTATATTTTATAGTGAAAGTATAAATAATTTTAGACTAAATGTTCGCCCTGAATTTCCAAAACGTAGTTTTCAAACATCCTCTATTTATACAACTAATTACGCCCTACCATCACAATCTCTTTATGCAATTAAAGATTTAGATACTAATGAATTTGTAATAAATTTTGATAAATCATTTACCAACATTAGTTGTGACTCTACTGGAAGCTTTTTTACTGTTTACATGAGTGGTTTGGAGCCCGAAAGATACTATAGTATATTAATACAGACTAACATAAATGGACAGACCATAGTGATGGATGAAAACTACTACTTTAAAGTAGTTAACGGATAGATATAAAATGGAGAATAATAATAAAATAAATTTAGTACGAGAAGTATATTCAAAAACAGGATATCCTAAAATAATTGATACAAAATTTAATCAGTTAGGGAATATTTCTGTTAATGAACAACTTAATGCTTCAATTACTGTAGATCAATTTTTTGAAACTTACACTCAATTATTTTACGATATCCCCTCTTACGGTAATATAAACTCACATGAATACTTAATCACAACAAGTACAGAATATATTGGTTTTGAAGCAGATAACGCCATTATAAACGCATTACAATCAGAAATAACACAATTAAGAAGAGATTTATTACAATCTCAAATTGATATGGCCGAAACCTTATCAGGAAATAATTTGGGTATTGACCTAAACTCCCTAGAAGATGAAAATCTTCAAGGTAATGCCTTTAAGGAAATTCAATCAAGAATTCAACAATCAACAATAGTTAATTAATGGAAGAATTAAATAGTATAACAATCAATCCTGTAGATCCTACTACATTTGAATATCAAGAATATTTAGATAGGGATATTAATTTAATATCTTCTTCAAGGTTAGATACTACATTCACCCCTACTACTGATTACATAGAGTATTATGTATATGATAATTCGGAGCAATTAATATTTCCTAATCCCAATTCTACTTTAGAAATTTATGACCAAAGAGATTACAATGTATTAAATGGGGATGTTATTTTATTCCCTGATGGTAACTTAGAAGATTTAGGTTTTGATGAAGGTACTTTTTATTCCACATATAATTTTTATAGAAAACAATTAGAATCAGACCAGTTTATTAGGTATTATATCTGTGAAATTAGTAGTGATAGGACTGAAATTAGATTAAAAAGTACGACTATACCTAATGATTTACTTATAAGTTCCTCAAATTCTTTCATAAGATATAGAGATGAAGCTGATTATTTTGTAGATTTTTTACTTAACTTTGGGGGTGACCAACAAGTAATAGCTAATAACTTAAAATTAGACACAGTAACTGAAGTTGATCCTTCTTTATTAGTTAAGTTATATGAACCTTTACCTGCTAATTTTAACTTAAAAGATACTTTATGGGTAGTTGAGGAAATTTCTTCCCCTCAAGCCTATAGTGTAACCTTCCCACCTATAATTTTTGCTCCTAACGATTCTCAAATTATTAAGGGTCCAAATTATAGTATATCAATAACTCAACAAACAGGTGAATCCTCACAGTTATTTAACTATGATACCCTACTAAGTTCAAACGTAACTAGCTCTTCTGATCAACTTAAAAATCTCCTAAGTAGAAAAGAAATAAGTATAAACGTAGATTATAAAAATTATAATAACTTTATTAAATTTAGTTCGGCACAAACCCGCTTAGAAAATTTCTATTATAAAGTAGGATTAATACAATCTACTACGGGTCAGATAGATTCTTTGCCCTTAAATGATGCTTTTTACAGTGCTAGTAAAGCCGAGTTATCAACTAATATTGAAAAAATAATCACAAGTTTTGATGGTTATGAGTATTTTTTATATTACGATAGTGGGTCTGCATCATCATATCCTAAATCTACTACAACCCCTCCTTATATACTAATGCCTTCAGACAGTGTTATAGTAAAAACATGGTTAGGTAGTGCCGACCCCGAAAATTCTTTTTATGGAGGGCAAGCTTTAATAGCCTCAGAGTATGATAATAATAATCAAGATTATTTATACAACACAATACCCGAATATTTAAGGTCTGACCCCAATAACGAAAAATATGAATTATTCGTGGATATGGTGGCTCAACAGTACGATAACACATGGTTATATACTAAGAATATTACCACAAGATTTGACGCGGATAACCGTTTAGATTATGGTATTTCCAAGGATTTAGTAGCGGATGCTATTAGGGATTTTGGTGTAAAGTTATATTCAAATAATTTTAATACTAATGACTTATATACTGCATTTTTAGGATTAACCCCTTCAGGTAGTGATTTCCCATTCCCCTATATGACGGGTTCAATAGATGGTGAAGTTAATACACCTACTGGGTATGAGTACATAGATACTCAAATATCAGCATCCAATAATATAGTTCCATTGGACGATGTCAATAAGCGATTATATAAACGAATTTACCATAACATACCTTTACTCCTTAAGAAAAAAGGCACAATAGCAGGAATAAGAGCTTTAATAACTGCATATGGTATTCCTAGCACTATTCTAAGAATAAACGAATTTGGTGGGAAGGATAGAAATGATTTTCAAGACTGGGATTATAGTCAAGATGTTTTTAATTACGCTTTTTATTCAGATGGGGTAAATAGTACTATGACTTCTTCATTTGAATTAAATGATGGTTTTGCACAAACTAGACCTAAAACCTTACAATTTAGATTTAAGACACCTGGAATACCTGAAGATTCAAATCCGATACGTCAAAACTTATGGGTTGGAGATAGTAATACATCCTTTATTACATTAGATTATAATGGATTAGGGATGACTACTTCAAGTTATAGTGGGTCGACTACCTCCGAATTAAATGCTTATGGAACTTTAACATTTTTTCCTGACGGTAATAATGGATTAAATAAAACAGCAAGTATTGATTTACCCTTCTTTGATGGGGGATGGTGGTCAGTAATGGCAACAATAGACTATACAAATCATGAAGTTCCTGCTTATTTATACTCTGCTAACAGAATTGGAGATCAAATTGGTCACTCTGCTGTAAGTAATGTAACCCATAACTGGCAGTATTTTAATTTGATAAATACTTCAAGTTTTCCATATCCCCATAATATGTCTGTAAATGGAGGTGAAATAACTCCTTTTGTAGGTTCATATCAAGAAATAAGATATTGGAATACTCCTTTAAGTGAAAGTTTATTTTATGATTATGTAGTTAATCCCTATTCAACACAAGGTAATACCATTAATGTTACCCCTAATGATCTAGCTTTTAGAGCAGACTTAGGAACACAGCTAATAACCTCAAGTAGAAAATCCATACATCCCAAAGTAACGGGGTCTTGGGATATAACGGAATCATTTGCCTCTGGGGACAGTATGTTTTATATATCAGGTTCATTTGTAGAAAACAAAGAAACCATATTTTTAAATCAAGTACCTGGAGGTATTAAAAATAGGATAAATGATCAAATACGTATAGCTCAAGAAGTAACCCCTTCTGGCTCTACATTATCCCCTTATAGGTCAATTCAACAGGATAGTTACCCAAATGGGAGTAATCCAAGTATTAATTATCTAGAGGTAGCTTTTTCACCTACAGATCAGGTTAATGATGATATTATAGCTCAAATTGGTGCTTTTAACCTAGGGGATTATATAGGTGACCCAAGACAAATAACTGAATCTGGTACTTCTTATCCTGCTTTGGATGCCTTAAGAGATGAATATTTTACAAAATACATTAGCAGCTATAATATAAATGATTTTATTAGATTAATTTCATTTTTTGATAATTCTCTATTTAAAATGATAGAGGATTTTACACCTGCTAGAACAACTTTATCTTCGGGGGTAGTAGTAAAACAAAATTTATTAGAAAGAAATAGACAAGCTCCTCCTATAGTATCATACACAACCCCTGAATACTCTGGAAGTGTTAAGTCATTCCCCAGAAATTACCAAGTTCCTGATTCTGATACTTCATTTCCATCATATGGTAATACTAGTGGTTCTGCTATATATAAATTTAGTGGGGGAACCGGTGGAACCTTTGAACCATTTAACAACTTATTCTCAGCCCCGGCTAGCACTAGTGGTTTAACCGAAACAGAAATTTCGTCCTCTAAATTTTTTGCCCAATATCCTGAGTTTATCCAGCAGTGGAGCGAATCTATAACACCTTCTTTAGGGATAACTCCTCCATATAATCAAGCTCACCCCGAATTAAATCAACAAACCCCTATAAATTATCCTAGAATTGATCAAAGAGAATTTTATAATGGAGAATTCGGAAATTCTATACAAGTAAAAGCAAATGAAATCTGTAAAGCATTTTTTGGGCAAGATTCTATTATAGATTATTTCTTTAGAATAGCATGGTTTAATAATAATAACAAACAAGAACAAGAGTTTTTATCATCTGACTTTTTACCTTCTCCAGGAAATGTTTGGTTTTGGGCAGATACAGTTAATCAAGATGGTGAACTCACACAGAATTACCCACTTAATATAACACAAAAATTCCAAACATCGCCCTATGGAGCCAATTCTACTTTTTTTACAAATGCCTCTACTACTAGTGGTAATGGGAGTGGTGCTTCATTTTCTATTACATCAACAACAGATCCTGTAGCACTTTCATGGTTAAAAGTAGTATCAACAAATCCAGGTAGTGGTTATAAAAAGAACGATACCGTAACAATATCACAATCAACATTAATAGGCTTAGGTTTTCAATCAGCTACACAAGATTTAATTATAACTTTACTTACTCAGGATGTAGCAAATAAAGTAACTAATAAAGTATCATATATTAAAATGTCTAATGTTGATGATAATGGGGTAAAAATACTACCTTTTATTATTGATAGTAATTATGCAATATTTAAACTAACGAGTGCCTCAGATTGGAGAAATGTTATAATTGAAGGATTTCAAACTTACTATATATCAAACACACTACAACAATCAGGTTCAACCTTAATAGTAACTAGTGAGTTAGAAGGTTCAGAGGCGGTTAATTCTTTTGATACTAGTTTTTATGATTTAACCTTTAGTGCTAGTGGGGTATTTAGTTATTCTGCTACCTCTTCGGGGGAAGATCCTAATGTTATACCTTCTTCAGGAATTACAGAATCTATATCTCAAGGTTATTTCCCACCTATACCCTCATTTCCAACAGAATCATTCTTTAGAGGGTGGTCACAGGCTGATTATTTCCAAACATCTGCTACAGGGGATGTTTACCGAGTATCTTCAGGTAGTGGATTCAACACTGATACTTTTGGTAATTTTAATACAGGTTCAACTGAATTTGATGGCGATGATACCAACACTGTAAGTAATATCCCATGGTTTATGAATGCTAAAGCTTCAACATACCATGCTTTAAGTGCTTCTTCTACAATAACAAACGCCCAAAGAATTGATAAATTATATCTATATGAAGGAGATATTACGGCATCATCCGTTCCAATAGGCCCAGCCTATAACATATATACACCACCACCACCTGTAACAATTGACATCCAAATTGAAATGGTAACCCCAGTTAGTCCTATATTAACTACTACTTGTGTAAGTGGGTGGTCTATGCCTCCTGATAACTCCAACCTTGACGCTTCAATGAATATAAATGTAAACGGAGATCCTAACATACAATATTATCTGGTATTTAAAAATTTAAATGATGTTATAATATCCCAACCTAGTTGGATTACGATTGTAGGTGATGGTAGTCCTTTAATGATACCTGGTTCTAATAATTTATATAGCGGGAATAGAACACTAACTCTTAGGGCCTCCCCTGGTGGAAACGTTGTTGTAGATGGACCAACTGAAGTAAGAAGTGTTAAAAGTGTTATAATAAATAATGATGATCTTAATAATCAATCTTCTTGTACCTTAACACAAGAAATATATACCGAAGGTTCATCACAAGGGGGAGGACTTTAATGTAGTCCATAATATTAAAAAAATAGTTTCAAAATATTTATAACAAAATAACATAATGCCAACACAAACTCCAGACATACAATATTACTTTAAGGAAACAACTAATCAAATATTAGTGTCAGGTTCTTCCCCAATAAATACCCAATTAGAGTCTATTAAAGATCCCACAACAGTATTTGATCAAAATTATACTGCTAAAATATCATCATTAGGGGCTAATATGTCTTATGTAGTCCAAAATGGTGTTGAGTTTACTAATTTAATATTAAACAATAACTTAACATATCCCTCACAAACAACAACCTCCACCACTACTGTTACTCTACCAAAAAATGGTAGCAAAAAGGGTATTAATGGTGAATTTCAAATAAGCTCTGCAGGAACTAATATTAATGAAATTATAGTTGTAAATACGGGTTCGGGGTACCAAGTAGGGGAAACAATTACATTCACTCAGTCAGAATTACTATCAGAGGGTTTTACAGGTATTTCAGGGGATATAATTATTACTCTAAGCATAAACAATATAGTAGAATCATCTACAATTATCCCACTTGAAAGTGACCAAGAACTATGGGTATATAGGGGATATAATACATCTAGTGGGGACGGTAATACTTATAGATATAACCCTCACCTACATAGACCCTATAAAGCCTATATAGTAACAGAAACAGGATCAGGAATCCCTACATCTGCTTTTATACCAGTAGGTGGTCCCATAAGAAATACTAGTATAAATAGTAATGTAGACATACCTAGTTTTTTTCTAGAGGGAACACTAGCTTCATTAGGTAATGGGGTTTTAAATGGCACACCCCAAATTAATATTGAAGTAAGTGGATCATTTCAAGTATTCCATGAACAGATGTCAGTTTACCCTTGGGTTTTTACACAATACACCTCCTTACCTTCTCCACCAGCCCTAGGAGCACAATGGCGTCTATATCTAGAAAATGCCGAAGTATCTTCATCCAATTATGAATTTAATACTACAACAACCCTAGCTCCTGGTAATTCTAAAATATCTTATAATAGTTCAACTATAGCTTCCGTAACTGAAGTTAAAGTAGGTCCTGAAACTGCATTGTATAATACTTTAATAACACTATCAAATTCAGTAACAACCTACGGTAAAGAACCTGGGATGATAAAAATACAACAAACCTCAGAAAGTACAAATTTTATATTATTTGAAATAGATGCTGTAGTAGCAACATCATCTTCACCACTTACTGTTGATTTTTATGTAGAATTAACTGTAAGTAATGCTATTATAGGTTCGGGGTATACTAGCTTAAATAACGACGAACCCTTAGAAATAACACTCTCTGAATTTAGCGAACTTAAAAATAACCTCTTTCAACAACAAACTAGTGGTGTTAATTTTTCACCTCAAGTATATCAAAATAACACATTAATAAATGGTATTTATACTTATACAAGTAGTATAGTACCTCCCTTTGGAACTAATACTAATGGTAATAATGCAATAGGGACTACCCAATTTGGTTTATGTACTGCTTTAAATTATTTTGTAACATATAAGGCATCCCATAACCTCCAATTAGGTAACCCTTCCATAGACATATTGTTTTCTGCGAGTGATGCTACTATAACTCCAACCACCTTTACTTTGGATAGTGGATATGGAGCAGAATTTAATGCTTTAGCCGGTTCTCCATCTGCAGCAGGTTTTGATATAGAACCTGATGGTACTTATTCTTCCCCTACTTTAAATATAGAAATAATAAATACAAATGTGGTAACTAATTTTTTACCACCTAACTTATTTTCAACAAGGTGGAAAGATACTTACATATCATACTCAGAATCAATATCATCTAGTTTAGATGGTTTATATATATTTAATCAGTTACCACAGAATGATGTGGAGGTAACCGCCTCTATGTTTTTAACATCATGGACTGGTAGCGATACTTCGGGTGCACAATACGCGGCAGCTATATATGGCACAAATTCATATGGGGAGGGTGATACTGGCGGTGGTCCAACTTGGCCTACGGCATCAATTCGAATATATACAGGCAGTTATCCTAATTCTATCCCCTCAATAGGGGATGCATTTGCAGTCGAGGAAGTATTTCAAAATTCTGATATCCATGTTAATGGTTTAGCTATAACCATGAGTTATCTAATCCCTTCTCAATCAATTAATATTAGAGATTGTTTATCTTTAGCATTACAAGTGTCATCGGGTTCTGCAAACCCCTCTTCAGTAGAAAATTCTTTAGTAGTGCAAAACTACCAATTAGAATTTAACGTACAAGCAAACCCTTTAGAAGGTGATGGTTTAGTTCCTACGTTTATAGAAAATGCTTTTGAGGGGACAAATGGATTTAGTAAAGCTTTGGATTGTCAGCCTTTTTTAAATAATGTTAATGAGGAACGCGAAAATAAAGATATACAAATAGTTAATTATTCAACCGGTATATACAAACCTTCAAATTTTGAATTAATAATAAGTGGGTCGGCACGAAAATCCACAGTACCTCTTTCAAACTACACACAGTTAGCTTCTATAAATAATAAATATGTAGGTAGTAGATCAACAGCCCAGGATTTTAATGTAGCTGTTGAACAAGATTCAACGGAATATACATATGGAAATGTACCTGTAGTGGATTATCAAAATGCATTTTTTGCATATTGTGAGCAAATTACAGACCCTTACCCTGTAATAAATGATAAGATACAATTTAACATTAAGTATTTAATTAATGCTGGTGGTGATGTTAACAACCCTAACCTATCACCTTACACTGCTTTTGATATTGAGGGTACTTGGGTAGAGACGACAGACCCATTATCAAAACAATATGGTAAAGTAGGTATGAATCAACAAGGAGGAGTTACCTCATATAATATATTAAATGGTGAACAAGAAATAGAAAAGGTAGCAAAACAATTAGTTCCTGTTTTATATTCTCAAACATCATCTAATGGTTATCAAAGTTTTATTCCTATAAAGGGAACAACTATCCCTGAATATAAACCCGCATTTACAAACTATGCAATGACTTTTAGGGGACCATTAAATAAATCATCTTCATCTAATTCTAAAAACATATCCTTAATTAATTTTATAGGTTCTAGTAATAATGCTGCATCCAATTTAACAAGCGGAATAATATACGATCCTAATTTTACTTCTAGTATTTCATCATCTATAGTGTCTTCATCTGTGAGCTATGCATCACTAGGTGAAGTATACTTCTCTGCAGACTCAGATAGTGATTATAATGTACCGGATTTATCTGCTCCGTATACCATAGAATTAACAACTACCTTCCCTACAACTCCTCCACAACAATATAGGACATCAACAGGAAATATATTTAGTCGTAGTAGTTTTAATGGGGGGAAAGTAGGTGAATTTAGTATATCAATGGAAAAAAATAGTGGTAGTGATTTTGTAGCAATACCAATACAACAAATCTCCCCTCCAACTTTAACTTTACATTATACTGGAGGTAATACATTGACACTCGATTTATTTACAATATACGGAAGTAGTAATGTTGGACTTATAAATAACAATAAAACATATAGAATTAACATGATGGCTAATCTTACTAGAGATGCTGCTACTCAATTAGGCCAGGATGCTTATGGAGCAATATATGCAACTTTAAACTTAGGTATAAAAAATGCAGATAGTGAAGTTATTCAATCCGAAACCCGATATAGATTTAAGGTTCAACAAAGTTATTTAACTGAATCTGTTGATCCTCCTAGAAATTATTGGAATCCTACAACCCGACCTGCATTCCAAGGAGGTGCACCTATATTACCACCCCAAAATGGTCCCTTTGTAGGTTTAACTATCAACCCTAATTTAACAGATCCAGGTCAATCAGAAAGTGCGGGTTCAATGACAGTACCTTTTTGGACATTTCCAACTTCTTCAACTTCAGAATTCCCTGATTCTTCTTTAAATTCACAAATAGAATTATCTAATTTAACACTAGTTAGTGGTGTTACTCAACCTGTGGGGAATGAATTTTATAATAAAGGTAATACTCAACAATCCTTAGTGTATAATCCAGGCCCAAGTACAAGATTCCCAGGAGGATTCGAACCCGCAGATACTACAATGCCTAATTTTAACATAGAATGGAAAGTAGAAGAAGGAGATCAAATAAGATTTATTAATAGTGAAGATCAGGTGTATACTATTTTATCGGTTATTCCTCCTACTGAAAGATCTAACAGACAATTACTACTACTACTAGATAGGGAAGTACCTGCTTCTATAGATAAAGATTTCTTTTTATTAAGAAGGTGGATATTTGAACCCTCATCTATAATAGTAAATAAGGAATTTCCTTATGCTGAACTACCAATTAAAAAAGAGTTTCTACCTAATGTAAATTTAATTACTACAAATACCCCAATAGGTTCCACAGGTAATGATGCTACGGGTTCAACTACAACTCAAGGACAATCTGGTAGTATGGTAACAGTATATAATCCATTATTAAAAAAGAATAATACCCCATCAGGATTTTTATTTCCACCATTCCCAATCCCTGAAATAGAACTTACACCTGATAAAGTAATGAGTGCACTAAGAGATAACAAGCTAATAGATTAACATATTTATAATATATAACAAACATTTAAATCAAAAATATAAAAATTATAAATTTAATTACATAAACTAATAAAATATGGGTTACCTTAACAATTCAGTAATAACAATAGATGCTATTTTAACTACCAAAGGTAGAGAATTACTAGCAGCTAACGATGGTTCATTTCGAATCACACAATTCGCCTTAGCAGATGACGAAATTGACTATACATTATATAATCCTAGCCACCCATCAGGTTCACAATTTTATGGAGAAGCAATAGATGGAATGCCTTTATTAGAGGCATTCCCCATTGAATCTCAAATTATGAAATATAAGTTAACGACATTACCTAGAGGAACGGCAAAATTACCTATATTAAATGTTGGATATGGAGCGGTAACACTTCAACAAGGTGCTACTTTAGCAATTACTCCTCAAACATTGAATTATTTAGGTAATGACCAAGTATTTGAAACATCAGGATATAGTGTAACAATTGCGGATGTTAGATTGTTGAATACTTTTGAGGCAACAGGTATTAATACTGAAGCAGCATCTATTTCTAATATCAATTCAACAACAACATTAGGAACAAATGTTTCTTCAACAATAACAGGTACACAAATTACCTTAAGAGCAACAACCATAAATACTTTATTTGGTGCTAATGCATCTTTAGTAAGTACTCTGACATTTACAGGTTTGGATAGTGGAGCTAGAATTACTATACCAATCACGATAACAAGATCAACAACATAATATAACAGACATGGGATTCAAAAGACTAGAAACAGACGATTTTATAGTAAGCGCTCAAGCTCAAACATCAACATGCTGGACCAGCAACGTACCTGTTTTAACAACATTTTTCACACAATCTAATCAAGTAAATTCTGATTCGTTTAGTTACTACACAACCATATTTGATTTAGACCCCACATCCTCACTTTCTAAAGCTCAATTTGAAATTGCATATGGTAATAAATCTGGAGGAGGAGCAGCAGCATTTAATCAAGCGGCAGTTCCAGGTGTTTCACCCTCTTCCACAATATATGGTCAATATAGAACTTTAGTTTTAGAAGATGAAAATGCATCCTTTATGTTCGGCACAACGTCATCAGATTCGATTTATGCTTTAAGTATAGAAAGAGCTGCTTATAAGGAATCATTATTTCCAGGCTCGTTAAATTTAACTTTAACACTGGGTAGTGCTACTATAAGTCTAACAGATAATTCTAATATGGTTTCCACTCCAACTTATTTTGGTACCATGAGATCATATCAAATAATTAGTGGTTCTAATGGTTCTGCCCCTTCTGGCTCTGGGGGGTTCTTACCAAATGGTAGCTCATATGGACTATTCTTGCCAGATATAGGAACTATATTATTAAATGGTGATGCTTTAGATCAATCCGCGGGTAATGGTGGTATACTTTTAAATACTAACAAAGCACTAAATACCATAGCTAATAACTCACTAAAACTATTAGCCTCTATCCAATCAGGATCATCATTTGGATTAAATTCAGAAGAAACAATTACGTCCGATTACATATTTGTTAGAGCAAGAAATTCAGAATTTAATTATTCCGAAAACCCCTCATATATATCGGGTTCAACTGGGGAAGTAGTTTATAATTATTTTATTAATAACCCACAAACGTATCTTACAACTATAGGTTTATATAATGATAGTAATGAGTTATTAGCTGTAGCTAAACTTTCAAAACCATTAAATAAGGATTTTACTAAAGAAGCTTTAGTTAGGGTTAAGTTAGATTTTTGATGTAACTCTAACCAACATTTATGTTAAATAAATAAAAGTATATGGGGGCTTTCAAAACACTAAATTCACAGGATATAATAATATCACCATTAGAAGTAACTAAGGGATTTTCATTTCAAGGAAATGCCCTAACTGCTTCCGATGTTGGTATTGACCGTTTTTTAGGAGCAAAATTTCAAACTTCGAGTGCTACTGGATATATAACAGAATACTCACAATCAGCTATATACCATTCTATACAGCAACTATATTATTCAAATTATATTTCAAGCAGTAATGGAGAGGTACAAACTGCAAATCTTCTCAACAACAACCCCGATGGAACTGTTACAGGTGAAATAGCATCTAATGCTTTTAATAACTACCCTCAAACTGATCTTAACCCTGAAAAATATTTTCCTACAAGCTCAACACCATCATTTGACCCCATGATTGGGGTAATGTCAATTCCAAAATCAATGTTTGGGGATTATATTTTACCTAATTCTATTAAAATTACAACAGATAGTGGTAGTTACTACGATGATGGTGAAGGGAGATTAATAATAAATAACGTAAATGATACTAAAATAGTAGTAGGCAATGTTATTTATGGTCACGGGATGATAGTATTTAGTGGAGGAACAAGAAACGAAACTATAGAAGAAATAAATGGTGAAAGAATAATTGATAATGATGATGTTATTTATTTTGTAGATACAACAAATATTATACTATCCTTTTCATCTTCTTTTACTATATACGAAACACAATATAAATGTACTATCACAGAAAATGATTTTAATTATTCTCAAAATCCTACAACTATATCAAATTCCAGTAATAACGGTACTGTTTATCATTATGCAACAAGCTCATATTTCTCACCTTATGTCACAACATTAGGGTTATATAATAAAGATAATGAGTTAATGGCAGTAGGTAAAATGTCACAACCCCTCCCTACCTCTCGAACTACAGATACAACAATCTTAGTAAACATTGATAGACAATAAAATTTTACATATTTATAACAAAACAAAAATATAACATACTATGCCTCCACTTAAAATATTATTACTAGATGGTATACAAACCGGACAAACAATAGAGGCACAACAAGTTTCACAATCCGTAGCTGCTTTTACTGGAGCCGAGGGATATGCAATCACAATATCAGGCTCACTTGAGTTAACCGGTTCACTAGGTACAACAGGTTCCGTAAATTTTAAGGGAGTAGCTGATAATGTAGCTGGAGTATCTGAGGCATCATATGGGGTAGTATTAATAGGACCTGATGGTTCACTTTGGTCAGGCAGTTCAGCAACAAACCTTCAAGGAGCACAAGGACCTCAAGGTTCAATAGGTTCACAAGGTATAACAGGTATTCAAGGTATAACAGGTATTCAAGGTATAACAGGCTCTCAGGGTACACAAGGTGTAACAGGGGGTTTAGGTGTGCAGGGTACTACTGGTGAGGATTCTACGGTACCTGGTCCTCAAGGTCCACAAGGAACAATAGGTAATGTTGGAATCCAAGGTACAACTGGAGATACAGGACTTCAAGGTTCTCAAGGAAGTACGGGTACTGGAATTCAAGGTATAACGGGTACACAAGGTACTCAAGGTCCAACTGGGGAAGATGGTAGTGTAACAAACCCTCAAATAAGCTCAACAATTAGATACCAAGCCTTTACAAATGGATCGGGGTTATCAGCTCAAGAAATTAACATATTATCCTCAGGTAACGTATATTCGGGTTTAACATATTCTAGAACAGGCACAACCGTAACTATAACATCAAACTCTCATGGTTTGACAAATGGTAATCATATTGTAGTAAGAGGAGGAGTGGATAATTATTTATATACCATAATTTCAAATGTAAGTGCAAACCAATTTAATTATACATCAACAACTTCAGGTACTACAACAGGGGTAAATGCTGCTTATATACCCGCTATTACGACCTCAGATGTATCACAAGGATCAACTACAATTTTAGCACCCTCTTCAGGAGATATACAAGTGTTATCTATATCGGCAACAACAGGACCAAAAAGTAACTCGTCTTTTGTACTAACTATGCCTCAAGGTATAACAAATGGTTCCGGGGCTAATACCTCTGTTACTAATCAAATCCCACCACAAATATCAACTTGGAATTTATCTAATGGAAATTTTAATGGATCAAGTACACCTTCTTCTATAAATACATCAACAAATTTTAACCAATACACAGTAGGGGCAATAGCAACCTTTGTAAACAACTTAATAAGATTTGATTTTTAAAAAATACCCATAAAAAATGCCAAACATAAACCAACTTTTTATTGGTAAAATAACAAACACTACCCCTACATATCTTAATGTAGTAGCCTTAAAAGGTAATACTATATTAGGGCAAAATACAATAACGGAGTTAGTACCATTTGATTCAACCTATGACTTAAATTTATTAAGGATAGGCATGACCCTAAATCCCATACAAGATGGATTTGGGGGTATTGTTACTATTATTAGTATAGATTCTGCAACTCAAATAACTGTAAGTGCAAATGCAACTTCTAGTACCTCCCAAAACACATTTACAGCAGATACTGCTCCCGGTAAATACTTAATTCAAAGTGCTTCCTTTTCTGACCCTCAAGAGTTCTTAACCGTAAATGATATTACTGGTAGTTTAGATGTAGATTATGATGAAACTTTAAGCCCAATATATGGTATTTTAGGGGTAGCTTCTTCAACATTAGGGGGACCTGCAATTAATGGTAGATTTTTTAACTACAAGATAACCGAAAAAGTTTACAATAATATATCAACAGCCCAATTCTCAGCATTTATAGAATGGGGTGGGGAAGGTTCTGAATCAGATAGTGGTAATACTTTATATATAGCTAGTAATCAAACATTAGCAATTGGAGCCTTATCTGACATATCATCATATCAAAACCTATATGATCCTTCTCTAATTACAGGTACCCCGGCAGGCTCAGGAATAGCGGCTTATCAAATAGCTATACCTCTTATAGATAAGGCAATAAGCACCCCCTTTCCATTTACAGGATCTGCTCAAATTACGGGTTCATTAGCGGTAACCGGAAGTAGCAAATTTATAATTCCTGTAGGAGGAATTGATGGAGAATTTTCTATAAAATCTGGTTCGTTACCTACAAGTCCTTCATTATTTAATGTAAATGGGGAAGGTACAATTCAATTTTTTGCATATGACAATTCATATACCCCAACACCTATATTAGGAGGAATATATTTTACTTCCGAAAGTATATATGTGGGGGTAGAATAAAAATTAAAATTTTTAATAATTATAATAAATAAATAACTAAATAAATTATGGCAACATGGAAAAAAGTAGTTGTATCTGGATCGGACGCTAATTTAGCATCCCTAACCCTAGATACAGCTCTTACAGTAGAAAATGGTGGAACAGGCAAAACAACCCTTACAGATGGTGGTGTACTTGTAGGTAGTGGTACTGGGGCAATCACATCGCTAGGTCAAGCAATTAATGGTCAATTAGTAATAGGCAGTACAGGAGCAGACCCTGTATTAGCTACTTTAACACCAGGATCTAATATTGAAATAACAAATACAGCAGGGTCTATTACCATAGCGGCTACAGGATTAAATTCTGGAACTGTTACATCGGTAGGGACTGCTGGAACAGTAAACGGAATCACTTTAACAGGTGGTCCCATAACCACAACTGGAACAGTTACTTTGGGAGGAACATTAGCAAACATTGCAAATTCCCAACTAACAAATTCTAGCATAACTATAGGTTCTACATCTGTACCTTTAGGTGGGACAGCCGCAACGGTTGCAGGTTTAACACTTACAGGGGTACAAGCCACAGGATCATTTAGTGGTTCATTTACTGGAACATCTGATCTACCTGATTTAGTAACAGGTAATGGTTTAACTGGAGGACCTTATGATGGTTCTTTAACTAGAACATTTGCTGTAGGAGCGGGTACTGCTATAACAGTAGGAGCAACAACCGTAGGTGTTTCTAACGCGGGAATAACTGCAGTACAATTAGCAACTTCGGTTGCAGGTGCGGGTTTATCAGGAGGTGCGGGAACTGCCTTAGCAGTAAATGTAGATAATACTTCATTAGAAATAACAGCCGATATTTTAAATGTTAAAGCCTTAGGTATTACTAACGCTATGCTTGCGGGTTCGATTGCAAATAATAAGCTAGCAAATTCTAGCATAACTATAGGTTCTACATCTGTAGCTTTAGGTGGGACAGCAACTACGTTTGCAGGTTTAACGCTTACAGGGGTACAAGCCAGTGGGTCATTTAGTGGTTCATTTCAAGGAGATGGTTCTAATATTACTGGTATAGCATCTAACTTAGCAATAGTAGGTGAGACTGGAACAGGTACTATAGCCTTAAAAACTCAAACCTTAACAGTAACTGGAGGCGAGGGTATTAATACTGTAGCAAGTGGTCAAACTATAACAATTTCAGGTGAAGATGCTTCATCTTCAAATAAAGGTATTGCTTCTTTTGCTTCAAGTAATTTCACAGCTACAGCCGGAGACGTTGCATTATCTCAAGATATAGCAATTGTACGAGATTTAACTATTGGTAGAAATTTAACAGTACAGGGTACTGCTTCCTTTCAAAACACTACAAACTTAGATGTAACCGATAGATTCATCAGAATGGCTTCGGGTTCAATTTCTGGAGGAGATGGTGGTATAGCAATTCAACAAACTGGAAATCTAGATGCCGAAGCATTTGGTTGGGATTCAGCAGTATCACGTTGGGGTGTAACAGGTTCATTTGATGCCTCTCAAAACTTAATGGTACCTGATGCCTTTATGTCTACAGTAATACAAGGTGCAGCCTCAGATCCTACAGCAGTAGTATCTAAATATACTAAACGTGGTAATATTTTTGCTGCGGCTGATGAATCCATATGGATTTATTCATAAACAAATATGGTTTAAAAAATGAGTTTTAAAAGTGGACATTTAGAAATAGGAGTGGTAGATCTTAAGCAGGATCTACCTACCCTTTCTATAGGCGAATTATATTTTCTTTTATCTTTTATAGGTGAATCTAAATTTAAAGGTAAAGATGTAGAAAAAGTTTATGCTTTATCCCTTAATTTAAATAACATACTTCAATATCAATTAGAAATTAATAGAAAAGAAGAAGAAAATAAACCCTCAAATTAAAAATTAAAATAAAAGTTATTACCTAGTTAATTTTTTAGCATATTTTAATATTTATAAGGGTATTATAGGCCTTAACGGAAGTGGACTCTATTGAGTACCTACCATAATAAAAATATTCATATGCCCAATTGGAAAAAATTAATAGTTAGTGGCTCGGATGCCATTTTAAGTACTCTTCAACTGTCTTCAACCCCTATAGGTTCAACCGAAACTAAAATTCTAGTACAGGATAACTCAGGAAACATAAAATTCAGAACTAACTTATCATTACAAGGTACTCAGGGTACAACAGGAACAACAGGTACTCAAGGAACAACTGGTTCAACCGGTACAACAGGTATTCAAGGAACAACTGGAACTCAAGGAACAACTGGAACTCAAGGAGCAACAGGTACTCAAGGAGCAACAGGTACTCAAGGTACTACTGGAACTATAGGCGTACAAGGTACAACGGGAACAACAGGTACTCAAGGAACAACGGGTTCAACAGGAGCAACTGGTACTCAAGGTATAGCAGGTGCAACAGGTACTCAAGGAGCAACCGGAACTATTGGTGTGCAAGGAACAACGGGTTCAACCGGTGCAACAGGAGCAACAGGTACTCAAGGAGCAACCGGAACTACAGGAGCAACAGGAACAACTGGAACTCAAGGAACAACCGGAACAACAGGAGCAACTGGTACTCAAGGAACAACAGGAGCTATTGGTGTACAAGGAATTAAAGGTACAACAGGAAATACAGGAGCAACAGGATCAACTGGTACTCAAGGTACAACTGGAGCCATTGGGACTCAAGGTACAACGGGTTCAACTGGTGCAACAGGAGCAAATGGTACTCAAGGAACAACTGGAACCATAGGAGCAACAGGTATTCAAGGAACTACGGGTTCAACCGGTGCAACAGGTATTCAAGGAACTACGGGTTCAACCGGTGCAACAGGTATTCAAGGAACTACAGGTACCCAAGGAACTACAGGAACCACAGGATCAACTGGTTTAACTGGTACTCAAGGAACTACGGGTTCCACAGGAGCAACAGGTACTCAAGGAACAACAGGAGCTATTGGTGTACAAGGAATTAAAGGTACAACAGGAAATACAGGAGCAACAGGTACTCAAGGAACAACAGGAACCACAGGATCAACTGGTTTAACAGGTACTCAAGGAACAACAGGAACCACAGGATCAACTGGTACTCAAGGAACTACGGGTTCCACAGGATCAACTGGTTCAACGGGTACTCAAGGAACAACCGGAACTACCGCAACCACAGCTTCAAATTCTTTGTTATTAGGTGGTTCAAACGGCTTTTTCTATAACCACAGAAATTACAACGATGCAACTAATTTTTTAGGGGGTTATTACGTAAGTGGTGGTACAGAAAAACCCAACAACACTATATTCGGAGCTGGAAAACTAAAACTAGCAATGCTTAGTTCTGCTAACTTAGGAATTGTAGGAGGTTCAAGTTGGAATGATGTTTTATATATGAGTTCATATACGGGATCGGATGTTAAATTATCTAGTGCATTAGCTTTTAGTAAGGGTGGTGGGATTCCTCAACTGCACATACTACAACAAGACTTTAATTCAACTACTTGGGGTACACCTTATCAGGTTTGGCATTCAGGTAATTCATCATTTACATCAGAAACTTTGCAAACTGTTACAAACAGAGGTAATACTACAACTAATGATATAAAAGTTTCAAATGCTGTTTTTGAACAAAATGCAATTAGTGGATGGGGTGACGTTATAAAAGTTTTAAGAGGAGGGAGTTACAGATGGGCTTTACAAAGCGTAGGAAACTTACCTTTATTTACCGATAGTTTAACTGTTGAAGGTACAGTAACAGCAACTGACTTTATAGGTTCTTCTGACATCAGATTAAAAGAAAACATTAAAACGTTTGTAACTACTAAAATAAATTCTAACTATAAAACATTTAACTTTACAGATGATGATACCAAACAAACAAGGACTGGAGTAATTGCTCAAGAACTTGAAGTAAATCATCCTGAGTTTGTCAGAACAGATAGTAAAGGAATGAAATCAGTTTCTTACGGGGATTTACACTCGGCAGAAATAGCTTACCTAAAGTCAGAAAATGAAATGTTGAAAGCAAAGCTAGAATTAATAATGAATAAACTAGGAATCTAATGCCAGTAACAACAAATGACACAATTAAGTTTTCTGATGTATGTACAGAAGTATACGGAGGACCTGACACATCAGAAAGAACTTTAATGGGAGCTTTTGTTGACGCTAATCCCGAAGGATTTAGTTCTGACTTTCAAACAGAAAATACTTTATTAGGATTTAGAGGGTACGAGCATGAGCCTGTAATTACAGAACCAGGACCAGGACCCGGAGAATTTGAAGAAGAACCTGTATTTTTTGGGCCAGGTAGAAGATAAAATTAACAAAAATTAAATAAATAAATAAAATGGGACTATTAATAAATAAACAAATTGGAACAGTAGACGGATTAACTTCTGAAGCTTACGTAAGAATCATACACTACAGTATATCAAAAATGGGATATGCTGATTTTACTTTAGAAACTTTTATGTCTAAGGAAGATTCAATTCTTCAACCTACGACAGTAATGTCTAAAGAGATAAAAAAACCTACACAAAGCAATCAAGTGGGCGCTGATTTTAGAATAAGTCTTACAAAAGAAGTATCTAAAGCTATTTTAGTACCTGGAGTAGTATCAAGAGAAGTGTCTTATACTAATGAAGAAGGCGAAACAGTTACAGAAACTAAAGAATTTAATGAAATGGTGGAACAAACTATCACAGTAGAAGTTCCTGACATCAGCCAATTAGAAGATAAATGTATATTCACTTTTGCTTATGACAAGCTTAAAGAAAAGTTACAAAAAGAATTTGGAACTACAAAAGTAATTGACGCTTAACTTTAAAACAATATTAGCATTAGCTACAGTGATGGTGGTGAAGAGGTATTTTAAAAAAACACGCTATACATCATTAATTTACCGTTAAATATGTTATATAACTTATTTACTCTTTGTTAATAATGAAGTATGTATTTTTAGTATTATGTAAGTTATAACATTAAATTTCCCAAAATCCCACTTAAAACATTTGGTTTTTCTAAAAACTTTTAGTATATTATATATTGGAAACAAATCTATAAGTTTTAATGATAAATAATTTAGCCAAAATAGTTTTAGATAATGGTGGAATAATATCTCCACTCATAATACCTAGTGAATTAACTGGGGGGACTGGCTTGTGTAATGTATCCGTGTTTATAGACGATAATGGAGATATATTAGCCAATATAAGACATGTTCATTACGTATTATATCACTCGGAATTTAACCAAAACTTTTACTGTAAATGGGGGGTATTATCATACTTAAATCCCGAAGATGATGTTCACTTAATAACTGGAAATTATTTATGTAAACTAAATAATGACACATTAGAAGTAGAAAGTTATCAAAAAGTAGATACATCTAAAAACGATATTCCTCCCATATGGGACTTTCATGGTTTAGAAGATGCCAGAGTAATGAGATGGGCTGGTAAATTCTATATGTGTGGGGTAAGAAGAGATGTAAAGCCTAATGGTGAAGGTAGAATGGAACTTTGTGAGGTTGATTGGTATAAAAATAGTGCAATCGAATTAACTAGGGATAGGATTGAACCTCCTACTAAAGATACTTATTTAGAAAAAAATTGGATGCCCATTACAGATTTGCCTTTTCATTTTGTTAGATGGCCAAACCCCCTTGAGATAGTTAAAGTAAATTTAGAAGATAAAACCACCGAAGTGGTTACAAATGGGGTTTTAAATAAGTTATCTAGTACAACCGTAGTTAATAAAGAAGAAAAATTTGAATGTCCTTTAGGTATTAGAGGAAGTTCACAAGTAATACCTCTAGGTAATGAAGGTGATAGAATTTGCATAACACATGAGGTAGACTTTTATTTCCACCCTGGAGGACATAAAGATGCTCATTATTACCATAGATTTTTAGTTTGGGATAAGAATTGGAATTTAAAATCTATTTCTAAACAATTTAAGTTTATGGATTCTATGATAGAATTTAATACGGGGTTAGCTATTAAAGATAATCACTTTATAATAACATATGGCTTTCAGGATAATGCGGCTTATGTTTTGAAAATGCCTGTGAGTTTATTAGATAAATTAGAATGGGAGGAATGAAAGAACTAAAAAAACAATTACATAGTTATATTCAAAACCCACAAGATGCATATGTTAATGCCAGTTTAGGAGAAGAATATGAAAAGATAGGTCAGGGGGCAACGGCTCATTCTTATTTCTTAAGAGCAGCTGAGTTATTATATGATAGTAACCCTAAAATGGCTTATACGTGTTTTTTAAAAACATGGAAACAAATAAATACTATTACAAGAAGACCTGAATTCGAAAAGGGACAACTTCAAGCTGCTATCATCTATTCCCCACATAGACCTGAAGCTTATTATCACCTAAGTATATGGTATAGTAACAGGAAAGAATGGATGACATCCTATATGTATGCATGTTTAGGTAAAACTAAAATATCTAATAGTTCACCTCTACCTTATGATGTGGGGTATCCTGGGGATTTTGTATTTGACTTCCAACTTGCCTTCACTGGGTGGTATATAGGTAAAAGGGAACAATCTAAATTTATATTTTTAGAGTTAGGAAAATTAGATAGTATACCACAAAATTTTAAAGAGATAATTGCTGAAAATATAAGAGATATGGGTTTGTAATAGATTGTTAATATGTATTATCACATTTAAAATATAAAGTTATGAATTGGATATACAAAAACAAAGAATTTACTACCCTTAATGATGGAGATTTTGGGTTTGTATACAAGATAACTCACACACCTACAGGCAAAATATATATTGGTAGAAAAAACTTTTTTACTCAACGCAATAAAAGGTTGGGTAAGAAAGAACTAGAAATATTAAAAGAAGAAAGAAAATCTCTAAAAACAAGAGGAAAACTACCTTCTAAAAAACTAGTAATTGAGGAATCAGATTGGAAAACCTACTGTGGGTCTAATAAAATACTTATTAAATTTATAAAAGAAGAAGGTAAACACAATTTCACAAAAGAAATACTTGAGTTTGCTTTTAATAAAAAACACCTAACCTATTTGGAAACAAAATATCTTTTTAAACTAGAGGTCTTAGAGACACCAAATTCATATTGGAATGATAACATAGCGGGTCGTATGTTTACTAGTGATTTTATTGGTATATATCATACTTTTTGAGCAACATGTTAGATATAACTAGGCTAAGCCAAAAAGGAGTTATATATTATCATAAACAACAACATTTAAAGCATGATTAACCATTTATTAGTCACATTAGTTAATTCAATATTGGGTACTGGTAAAAAGACTGCTAGGGGTAATATGGCTTATAATTGTCCTTATTGCAGTCACCATAAACCCAAACTAGAAATTAACTTTTCTGAAAATACCGATGGAAATAATCCTTGGCATTGTTGGGTATGTGGGAAAAAAGGCAAATCAATTAGCTTGTTATTTAGACAAGCGGGAGCATCACAAGATAAAATTAATGAAGCTAAAACACTAAGTAAAGAAGTAAACTACATAAACTACCATGAAAAGGTAGATCCCCTACACGTTATTATGCCTGAGGAATATATTAGTTTACACAATGTTGATCTTAATGATATCATGGCACGACATGCTCTTTCATATTTAAATAATAGGAATGTAGATAAGTATGATATACTTAAGTATAATATAGGTTATTGTAAAACAGGGTTTTATAAAAACATGATAATAATTCCTACCTATGATGTAGATGGTAAATTAAATTACTTTATTGCTCGCTCATTTGAAAAAGACCCATACGTTAGCTACAGAAATCCTCAGGTGTCAAGGGATATTATACCTAATGAACATATGATTAATTGGAATGTACCTATTATATTGTGTGAAGGGTTATTTGATGCCCTAGCCATAAAAAGAAATGTAATTCCTTTATTAGGGAAAAACATACAGAATAACTTAATGAAAAAAATAGTAACATCAGTAGTAGATAAAATTTATATAGCATTAGATAAAGACGCAATAAAACAAGCCTTAAAATTCTGTGAAAAATTAATGGCAGAAGGTAAAGAAGTTTATCTTGTAGACATGCAAGATAAGGACCCGAGCGATTTAGGCTTTAAGGGTTTTACAAAATTAATTCAAAAAACCCTTCCATTAACTTACTATGATTTAATGGAACAAAAACTATCAATATGATAAAAAAATCGTACAAAAGATTACTAGAAATATCAAGTGATTACCAACAAGTTACAATGCCTGATTCTAGATATTATAGACGTAACAGTAAATATTATCCTTCTGTAACCCATGTTTTAAGTTTTTACCCTAAAGGTAAGTATTTTGAAGATTGGCTTAAAAAAGTAGGATATAGTGCTGAGTGGATTGTTAAAAAAGCAGCTGAAGAAGGTACCCTAGTTCATGAAATGATTGAAGAGTGGCTGAGTGGTAAAGAAATTTCATTTTTAAAAGAAAATGGTAACCCTAAGATGCCTGCCCATGTTTGGCAAATGTTTCTTAGATTTGTTGACTTTTGGGAAACCTATAACCCAACCCTAATAGAGGCGGAAGTCCACCTATTCTCCGACATCCTCCAAATAGCAGGAACATGTGACTTAGTATGTGAGTTGGAATTTAATGGTAAAACCGAACGTTGGATTATTGACTTTAAAACATCAAACCACTTACAAACAACCTACGATTTACAAGGAGCGGTATATGCTCAGTGTTACGAAGAATGTTTTGGTAAGAAAATTGATCGTGTAGGGGTTTTATGGTTAAAGTCTAAATCTAGAGGTGAAGATAAATCAGGAAAACGTTTAAAGGGTAAAAATTGGGAGGTATATGAATCACCTCGCACTCAAAAAGAAAATTTAGATATATTTAACCATGTTAAGGCCTTATTTCATTTAGAAAACCCAAAATTAACACCTTATACTTCAACATTTCAAACTACCTCCAAAAGAAAAGCATAATTAATAAAAGATTTATACGTACAAAGTAGGCTGCCGCAGGCAGCCTTCGTATATTTACACATAATAAAAAAATAAAGGTTATGAACGCATTAAATAGAATTTCAGAAGAGGCTAAAGTGATTGTTACAGATTTAGCTACCAAGCAAGTCAATGATATGAAAGCTTGTTTTGTTAAATACCAGGAATGGATTAAGGAAAATGGGGAAGTAATAAGATACGGTGAGGTATGTCATTATGACGGTATAAAGAAGTTTGTTTATATGACCGAACATAAGAGGTGGGGTGGTAGCAGTTACGACTTACCTATTACCTATACCGAAAAGGATGCATATAGTGCAATTAGAAACAATGGTAATTTAACATTCTACGTCTCTACCTTAGAGAGCCAGTTACGTCTTAATTGGGAGGAAAAATATATGGAGAGCTTTATAGCATCTAATATGTTTAAGCTACAGCGTGCCTTGGCAAAACACTTAACCAATGATATGGTTGCAACTAATATTGTAATTAGAAAAGGTAGTGATGGTGCTGAGGTAAGTGCGTTTGTTGATGGTAAGCAATTTGTTACCTACGGAACCTTATGCGGAGGTGATATTCAGTGTTTACATTACAGGTATAGAAGCTCGTTAAAATAATTAAACTAAATAAATTAAATAAGCGTAAATAAAGTTGCCTACTTAAACCATGATGGTATAAAAATTTGGCTACCGCAGGCAGCCTTCGTATATTTACACATAATAAAAAAATAAAAGTTATGGGACAAATAGTTAAATTTAAGTTCAATGGTAAATCAATTAAATTTGAAGTTGATAGAGAGAAAAGATATTTAAATCAAAAGGGGTGGATGTCAGTGGGCCTACAAGCTTATACTACCTTAATGAGCTCAGACATTTATACAGATGATGATAAAAGAAGAATTAATACTTTGAAGATATGGTCCATTTATAAGATGTTACAATTTAACTAACTAAATTAATATTATGACTTTACTAGAACTGTGGATTGTATTTTTACCTCTTAATATCCTGCTTGCAGGTATATACAATGAACTATATAAATTAAATAAGCGTAAATAAATTTACCTACTTAAACCATGATGGTATAAAAATTTGGCTGCCGCAGGCAGCCTTCGTATATTTACACATAATAAAAAAATAAAGGTTATGATAAATAAAATAGATTTTAAAATGCTGCTATGTGTAGTATGTTCCTTTGGTTTAAGTTTTCTTACCATAATAGGAGAAATTCAAAGTTACATCCCATTTTCGAACTCCACCACAGAAATGGGGTTTGCATTTACTATGTTTTTTGGAGGGTGTATGTTTTTATTCGGAATTAAAAAATAAGGGTTATGTCAGAAGAAGAAATTTATTTTCAAGAGCAAGAGTTTAAGAGATTTGAAACCATTATGAATACTCAAGAGTATTTAACACAAGAGGAGTATGATTTTTGTTTTTACTGGGATAAGGATATTAAAACAGATACCTCTTATATTGGGGATTATTCTTCATACGGTGCTTATTTAAACTTAAGAGTTTATTCTGAACACAACCACCATAATCGCCAATTTAAAATGGAAACCGGTGTTAATAGCGATTTGCCTTTTTAATTAAATATGTATAATAAAATATTTAAATAATGGTAAGTTTAGTACAATTATTAAAAGAAGTACAGGGTAACCCCAAAGCTATTATATTAGCTGGAGCACCGGGTGCAGGTAAGGGTTCTATTTTAAAAGGTTTAGATCTAGGTGGATTAAAAATACTAAACTTAGATAATAGATACATTGACTTACTTAAAAAGGCAAATATATCCCTAGATTTAAAAAATGCAACACCTGAAGAAAGAAGCCAACAAGCTATATCTATGGCGGCGGCTAATAAAGATTTTAAAGGAGATATTGCATCTACAATTGAAGGTAAACAATCTTTTATATTAGATGGAACAGCTGCCTCTTATAAACAAACCAACATATTAAAATTAGAATTAGAAGAAACGGGGTATAATGTTATGATGCTCTATGTCTATACAGATCTAGAAAGATCATTACAACAAAATCAAGATAGATTCGAAAAATCAGGAGGTGAAGATAGAAGTCTAGCCCCTGCTATAGTAATGCGTACCTGGTTAGATGTAACTAAAAATTATCTTCCTTATAAAGAATTATTTGGAGACAACTATGTTATGGTGTCTAATACGTTAGATAACAATAAACTAAAAGATATTAATGACATTATAAGCAAATACCTTACCCCATTTAATCCAACAGGTACTAAAGAAAAAACACCCTCACAACAAAAAAGATCTGATCAACAGAAGGTAGAAATGAGTGCTGAAATACAAGATTTATTAAGTGATAATGTAGTTAATAACTTTATATCCAATTCAATGTCTAAAGAAGAAGCACAATCTAAAATAAAACAATTTTTATCCTAAAAATATATGCGAAAAAATTAGGATACCGCGTGGATATGTTGTATATTCACATGTTCGTAAGATTCGAACATTAAAACAATAAAGGTTATGAGTATTGATTTAAAAGTAGAAACTAGAGGTAGAAAACGTAAAGTTACACAATCTAAGGGATTTAATTCAAACAATATTAAATTGGTTAGAGGAAACCAATTAATCTTTAAGGATGAACTATTCCATCCTCTAAAAACAAGCACAGAAGTTGACCAAATCCTTTCTACAGAAGGAGGCTTAATGCCTGCTACTAACATGATATTCACAGGAGGACCAGGATCAGGTAAATCTACACTGGTACTTGACATGTTATCTTCGTTTACATTACAAGGATATAAATGTTTATTTGTAAGTGGAGAAATGGATGAAATAGCTTATTACAAATATTGTAAAAGAATGCCACAATTTGATTGTGTTCAAACTTTATTTTTAAAAAATTATTCTGAAGATGTAAAAAGTACTTTAGAGTATGTTTTTAATTTGGGATATGATGTTATAGCTATAGATTCACTAGCAGAAGTGTTAGATATGTATCGAGATGTTGAAAAATGTACAATGGGAGCAGCTGAACTATGGTTACTCGGATTACAAGATAAAAATAAAAAAGGTCAGAATATAGGAGAGTATTATACCGCTTTTATAAATATTCAACAACAAACAAAAGCTGGTGATTTTGCTGGTTCTAATCGTTTAAAACATATGACTGATGCTATGTGTCATATTGAAAGATCAAAAGATGGTTTAGAAAGAAGTATGCACTTTTCTAAAAATAGAGATTGTGATAAAGATTTTAAAATGTATTTTTCATTTTATGAAAATAAAATTCACTATACCTATCCTAATATATAAAAACAAATAATATGGGGAACTGTTCAAATAATTCAAGTCCTAATACCTTAAAAGGTAAATGGAATAAAAAACAAAATTTACGAAATCCAACTAGTTATGTTGTAGATAAAAAAGGAAATGTTAAACCAATATATACACAGTTATGAGAGCAAATTTTATACCATTAGATGATAATGTAAATAAGTTAATAGCGTTTACACCTTCACTAGATAAAAATTACAGAAACCACCAAAAAATATCTTCTAAGGAGTACCAAATAGAAACTTTAGATGTTATTGATAATCTTAGAAAAGAAGGTTGGAAAATCAAAGGATCTTATCAAAATTTAAGTAAAAAAACACGCCAAATAGATAATCATACTATCAAGATGGAACATCCTGATTTTAATGTGCTAGATATTAAAGGCCAAACCGAAGCTATCTCTAATCTTACTATTACAAATTCTAGTAATGGTAAATCTCCTTTATCCTTAAATTTAGGAGTATATAGAATGGTATGTGGTAATGGTGCAATAGCAAGAGATACTATTCAATGTCAAAATATAAACCATACATCTAAAGATTATTATAAATTAAATGAAATACTTGCAAGTTTAAACATTAAAACCCAAAGTGTTATTAAAGATTTTCAAAGCTTACAACAAAAAGATTTAACAAACGACCTGATGTTTAAGATGGCTGCTCAATCCGCTAAAATACGCGATGGTGATAAGTATAATTTTAATCCTAATCAACTACTAAACGTAGTAAGGGATGAAGATAAAGGAAATAGCTTATGGACTGTGTTTAACAGAATACAAGAAAATTTAACACAATCAAATCGCTTAGTAGATTTAAGAGGTAACCATATGCCAGGTATTAATTCTATGCCCGAAGATATAAGAGTAAATAAGCAGTTATCTGAATTAGCATATTCATATATGTAATTTAAACTGTTTTACTAATATTTATAATAAACACTTTTATGAGTTTAGTTAATGAAATGATAAAACACTTACTTCCTGAAGAAGAAAAAAGGAGAGTAGTAGCGGTATATGGTGGGGGTTTTAAACCCCCTACCTTAGGTCATTTTGAAGTAGTTAAACAAGCTTTACAAGAAAACCCTAATATAGATGAATTTATTATATTAATAGGAGGTAAAGATAGAGATGGCATTTCACCATCAGAATCTTTACTGATATGGGATTTATATAAACAATACTTATCTATTAAAGTTAATATTAAATTAAGCCCTAAACCACCAATTCAAGCTATATATAATTATGCTAAAGAAAACCCTGAAGAGGAAGTACTATGGATTATAGGAGCTAGGGAAGGTAATGATGAAGATTTTAAAGACATATCAAGTCGAACCACTTCACTAGACAAATACCCTAATATGGATTTACGAGTTATAGTGACTCAAGGAGGTATATCGGGTACGGCTGCAAGAAATGCTTCTAAAATATCATTAGAAAAATTTATCCCTTCTCTACCAAAAGAACTATCGGATGAAGAAAAGGAGCAAGTATACAATTGGGTAGCAAATAAAATACAAGAAAACAAACCCGAAGATGGAAAAGCTGCTCCTTATGGGTCTGGCTATAATAAGGTAAAAGAAGCTATTGTTGGGAAAAAGATAGAATGTGATAACTGTAGTTGGTCTTGGAACATAAAAGATGGTGGGGATGATTTATTTCTTTGTCATAAATGTTACCATGATAATACTCCTTTTTTAAACGAAAATGCTTCATATTCTAAAGATATTGATGTGTTAGATAAAATAAAGCAATTAACCCAACATATGTTAGATAAAGGTTATAATATTGAACCTTTACCTAAAGTTAAATTTGTAGATGGGGATAGTGACAATGCCCGGAATTTTCTCGGTAAAACCGCGTATTATAACCCTAATAATCAAACTATTGTATTATATACAGAAGGTAGACATCCTATTGATATCGTCTCTTCTTATGCTCATGAAATGATTCATCATATTCAATATCTAGAAGGTAGGTTAGGTAACATACAAACCACCGATACCCAAAATAAGGAATTAGAAAAACTAGAAAAAGAAGCATATCAAGGTGGAGGAATTATGTTAAGAGCTTACAAAGATTTCGTGAGGAGGACAACATAAAATATCTTTTATATATTTATAATAAAAGACATATGGTAGGAATTTATAAAATTACAAACCCAAAAGGTAAAATTTATATAGGAAAAAGTAAAAATATTGAGGGTAGATTTAGTTCTTATAATAAAATGCAACATTGTCATCAACAAAGAAAATTATATAATAGTTTAAAAAAATATGGACCTGAAAAACATGAATTTAGTATAATCGAAGAATGTAGGTTTGAGGAATTAAATAAAAAAGAAATACATCATATTCTGACCTTAAAGAGTGCTATTAATGGTTTAAACTTAACTTTAGGGGGTGATGGTGGAGAATTAAGTAAAGAAAGTGAAGAATTAAGAAGAGTTAACTCTATGAAATCAATATTACAATATTCTTTAAATGGAGATTTTATTAAGGAATATAAGGGGGCAAGTGATGCCATTAAACAATTTAATAAAGGAACATCAAATAATATTAATGATTGTGCTAGAGGTAAATATAAATCAACCTATGGATATCAATGGTTATATAAAAAAGGAACAATAAAACAAAAAATCCCTTGTTATATTACAAAAAAAAGAGGACTAGAATGGACGGTTGAGAGAAGAATAAAAACTCATAACTCTAGAGAGGGGGAGAAACGCTCACAAGAGTATAAAGATAAAATAAGAAAAATCAAAACTAAAGCTATATATCAATATAATATAAACGAAGAATTAATCAATATTTACCCCTCATTTATGAGTTTTGAAGGTAGTGGTGTTTTAGGAACTACAAAACTTAGAAAAATCATAAATAAATCTATATTTTATAAGGGTTTTAGATATACTAATATTAAAAAATAAAATGAACCATCAATATAAATATATACAAAAATTATTCAAAACCTACCCAAAATTAGAAAGGAAGTGGTTAAGTAAATTATTATTGGAATCCTTCTATGGTACAAATACAATGGAAGACGACCATTTAAACGATATTGAAGCCGAAGCTAATTTAAAAGGTACAATGACATTTAGGAATTGGACTGATAGTTTAAATGAAAATAAAGGTAAAGACCACTTTAGGTTAATAAAACATGTTATGGAAGTTATGAATTTAAATGAAGAAAAACCCAAATATCAAATTTATTGTGACATGGACGGAGTATTAGCCGACTTTGAACGAGGCTATGAAGAATTAACTGGTGTTGATTTAAAAGGTGAATTTAAAAAAGGAGATGATTTTTGGGATCCTATTAAAGTAGCAGGTGTGGGTTTTTGGGCAGGTTTAAAATGGATGCCTGATGGGCAAAGATTATGGGATTATCTAAAACCATATACCCCACTATTACTATCAGCCCCATCACGTGATGAATCCTCTAGAATAGGAAAACATGTGTGGGTAAAACATAAAATACCCGGTACAAAATTAATATTACGTTATGCTAAACAAAAACAAGAACTAGCAACACCGGATTCAATATTAATAGACGATCGACAAGTTAATATAGATCAGTGGGAAGCTGCAGGGGGGATTGGAATATTACATATTAATACACAAGATACAATAAAACAGTTACAAAAATTAAGCTTATGAGTAAGATAGCAGGTTTAAACCGGGAGTTTGAAAAGAGAGATGTAGAAAGAATGAGAAATCTTGTTAAGGGCAAGTATGGCGATAAAACAGAAACCAGCGTAGGATATACCCCAGCAGAAAAATTTTATAAAGAGGGTGACGTTTGGGAAGCAGATGACCGTTCTTGGACAATTATTGATGGTATTAAACAAAACATTACAAAACTAGACAAAGCAAAAAAATTACACAATATGCCTTTATTTTGTCCAAATTGTAAAGATTTAATGAATAATAGAAATGATAAAGAATTTTTTAAAATACATAAAACCTGCTTTAAATGTGTTATTAAGTTTGAAGATGAATTGAAAAGAACAGGTAAGTTTGAAGAATATAAACGTGATATAATTAATAGTGAAATCGATAATAAAATTAAAGATTTTAAAGAATACGTTAAAGATAAATTATCGGAAAATAACAATTTCATCACAGAAGCAGGAGATATAGAAAAATGGAGAGGCAACATAAATGAAGACCAGGTAAATGAACATGTTGAATCAGTAATTGAGTATTTAAACAGTTTAAAAAAATAAAATGATAAAACTAATAGATCTATTAGAAAATAAAATTTTAGTCCCTAGACGCTCCCCTGAAGAACGCTCTAAGAATTATGTAATCGCTACTCAAAAAAAGATTCAACAATACATGAAGGATGGAAGTAAAGGTGGTCTTAATTTAAAAAATACCCCAATAACCTCATTACCTCAAGGTTTAAAAGTAGGAGGTGATCTTAATTTAAATAGTACCCCAATAACCTCATTACCCCAAGGTTTAACAGTAGGAGGTTCTCTTGATTTATTTAGGACTAAAATAATCTCCCTACCTAATAATTTAAAAGTAGGGGGTGATCTTTATTTAGGGGGTACATTAATAACTACCCTACCCCAAGGCTTAACAGTAGGAGGTTATCTTGATTTAAATAGTACTAAAATAACTTCCCTACCTCAGGATTTAAAAGTAGGAGGTTATCTTTATTTAAGTAATACCAAAATAACCTCATTACCCCAAGGTTTAAAAGTAGTAGGTGATCTTGATTTAAGGAATACTCCAATAACCTCTCTACCACAAGGTTTAACAGTAGGAGGTGATCTTGATTTATATGGGAGCAAAATAACCTCATTACCCCAAGATTTAACAGTAGGAGGTGATCTTGATTTAAGAAATACACCCCTTTCTAAAAAATCCACTAAAGAACAAATTAAACAAATGGTACCTGGAGTAAAAGGTGAAATTTATACATAATGATAAAATTAATAGATCTCTTAGAAAATAAAATCCTAGTCCCTAGACGTTCTCCCGAAGAACGCTCTAAGAATTATGTAATTGCTACTCAAAAGAAAATCCAACAATACATGAAGGATGGAAGTAAAGGTACTCTTGATTTATCTGGTACCCCAATAACCTCCCTACCTCAAGGTTTAACAGTAGGAGGTTCTCTTGATTTAGGTAATACTAAAATAACCTTTTTACCTCCGGGCTTAACAGTAGGAGGTTATCTTGATTTAAGAGATACTTCAATAACTTCCCTACCTCAAGGTTTAAAAGTAGGAGGTTATATTTATTTAACTAGTACCCCAATAACCTCACTACCCCAAGGATTAACGGTAGGAAGTGATCTTTATTTATCATATACTCCTATTACCTTATTACCTCAAGATTTAACAGTAGGAGGTAGTCTTTATTTAAGAGATACCCCAATAACCTCCCTACCTCAAGATTTAAAAGTAGGAGGTAATCTTTATTTATATAATACTAAAATAACCTCCCTACCTCAAGGCTTAACAGTAGGAGGTGATCTTAATTTAATGGGTACTAAAATAACCTCCCTCCCTCAAGGTTTAAAAGTAGGAGGTAATCTTAATTTATATAATACTAAAATAACCTCCCTACCCCAAGATTTAATAGTAGGAGGTAATCTTGATTTAGAGAAAACACCCATCTCTAAAAAATATAGTGAAGAACAAATTAAACAAATGGTGCCTGGAGTAAAAGGTGAAATATTATATTTATAATGATAAAATGATAAAATTAATAGATTTACTAGAAAACAAAATATTAATCCCTAGACGCTCCCCTGAGGAACGTTCTAAGAACTTTTTAATTGCTACTCAAAAGAAGATTCAACAGTATATAAAGGATGGGGGTAAAGGTGGTCTTAATTTAGCAGGTACACCAATAACCTCCCTACCTCAAGGTTTAACAGTAGGAGGTAATCTTAGCTTAAATAATACCCTAATAACCACCCTACCTCAAGGTTTAAAAGTAGGAGGTACTCTTAATTTATATGGGAGCAAAATAACCTCCCTACCTCAAGGCTTAACAGTAGGAGATAATCTTTATTTAAGTAATACCCCAATAACCTCCCTACCTCAAGATTTAAAAGTAGGAGGTAATCTTTATTTATATAATACTAAAATAACCTCCCTACCTCAAGGCTTAACAGTAGGAGGTGATCTTAATTTAATGGGTACTAAAATAACCTCCCTCCCTCAAGGTTTAAAAGTAGGAGGTAATCTTAATTTATATAATACTAAAATAACCTCCCTACCCCAAGATTTAATAGTAGGAGGTAATCTTGATTTAGAGAAAACACCCATCTCTAAAAAATATAGTGAAGAACAAATTAAACAAATGGTGCCTGGAGTAAAAGGTGAAATATTATATTTATAATGATAAAATGATAAAATTAATAGATTTACTAGAAAACAAAATATTAATCCCTAGACGCTCCCCTGAGGAACGTTCTAAGAACTTTTTAATTGCTACTCAAAAGAAGATTCAACAGTATATAAAGGATGGGGGTAAAGGTGGTCTTAATTTAGCAGGTACACCAATAACCTCCCTACCTCAAGGTTTAACAGTAGGAGGTAATCTTAGCTTAAATAATACCCTAATAACCACCCTACCTCAAGGTTTAAAAGTAGGAGGTACTCTTAATTTATATGGGAGCAAAATAACCTCCCTACCTCAAGGCTTAACAGTAGGAGATAATCTTTATTTAAGTAATACCCCTATCACCTCCCTACCTCAAGGTTTAAAAGTAGGAGGTTATATTTATTTAAATAATAGTGAAATAACCTCCCTACCTCAAGGATTAACAGTAGGAGGTGATCTTTATTTATATAATACTAAAATAACCTCCCTACCTCAAGGCTTAACAGTAGGAGGTGATCTTAATTTAAGAAATACACCCCTTTCTAAAAAATCCACTAAAGAACAAATTAAACAAATGGTACCTGGAGTAAAAGGTAGTATATATTTATAAACATATAATGATAAAACTAATAACACTATGAAAGATAATTTTGATGTACATTCTTGGAATACTAATCGTATTTTAGAGAGTAATATGAGCGATGAAGATTTAAAAGCCAAACAGAAGGTTAACATTATTTATAATCAACTAACAAATGACTTCCCAGACTACTTCCAAACACCTAGGGATAAATCCCTATTAAGATTTTCTATTGCATCCTCTCTTACTGAATTAAATTTTAATAATTTAAACGAATCAGAGGAAAAAGAATATGAGGTACAATACTGGGTATATAGAGACGATAATTATGATGATGACTATATTATGGTAAAAGCAAGATCTGAAGAAGAAGCATTATCTAAAGCAAAAGAAGAAAAATATAAAGGTAAAAACTTTAAAATTGTAAAATGATAAAACTAATAGATCTCTTAGAAAATAAAATACTAGTCCCTAGACGCTCTCCTGAAGAACGCTCTAAGAATTATATAATTGCTACTCAAAAGAAAATTCAACAATACATTAAGGATGGGAGTAAAGGTGATCTTGATTTAAGAAATACCCCAATAACCTCCCTACCTCAAGGCTTAACAGTAGGAGGTGATCTTAATTTAATGGGTACTAAATTAACCTCCCTCCCTCAAGGTTTAAAAGTAGGTAGTTACCTTGATTTACAAAACACCCTAATAACCTCCCTCCCTCAAGGTTTAACAGTAGGAGGTAATCTTAATTTATATGGTACTAAAGTAACCACCCTACCTCAAGGTTTAACAGTAGGAGGTGGTATTTATTCATATGATACTGAAATAACCGCCCTACCTAAAGATTTAAAAGTAGGAAGTTTTCTTGATTTATCTAATACCCCACTTTCCAAAAAATATAGTGAAGAACAAATTAAACAAATGGTGCCTGGAGTAAAAGGTAGTATATATTTATAAACATATAATGGTAAAACTAATATAAAATAACAAAATGAAATTTAACAATCCAAAACTTCTAATTGAAAACAAACATTCAATTTTAGAAAACGTAAAACAGGCAAAACAGTATATCGACTCAGGTAAATTAACCCAAGACGAACTAAAAGCTTTAATTGATATAGACCCATCACCAACCCGAAAGTATGTAGGTTGGATGGCAAAACAATGGGTTAATAAACAAGTTACTGATTTAGATGAGCTACGAAACACAATTGAAGAATTTAATACATTTTTAGAAAAAGGTAAAGCAAAAACTAAAGATGTATATCAATTCAAATTATTTAAAGATTTACAAGATGAAGTTGATGGTATTAATAACTCAGGAGAAAATGTATCTACCAAAGACCTAGAATCAGATTACGATACGGTAGTAGACACTGCAGACCTACTAATAATGACTCCTCATACCCATGAGGCATCCCGTAAGCTTGGATTATCCCAATTTGCATTTAGAGACTGTAGTGATGGTGGAAAAGATTCCTCATGGTGTACAACTTATAAAGCCCCCGATCACTTTAATGATTATTACTATACAAATAATGTAACTTTTTATTATATTAAAGTAAAATCAGAGCAAATGTTAAAACAACTTCAAGATAAATTTCCAAAAACCTGGAAGAATTTAGTAGTTGTTGCTTTGGCGGTATTAGATAATGGAAAAATTGATGGGTATGATGGGTTAGATAAACAAATTTCAAAGAGTGATATAAAAGAATATACCTATATTATAGGAATTTCATAATGATAAAATTAATAGACCTTCTAGAAAATAAAATATTAACCACCAGACGCTCCCCTGAAGAACGCTCTAAGAATTTTTTAATTGCTACTCAAAAGAAAATCCAACAGTATATAAAGGATGGTAGTAAAGGTGATCTTAACTTAGAAAATACTCCAATAACCTCCCTCCCTCAAGGTTTAAAAGTAGGAGGTTATCTTGATTTATCTAATACCCTAATAGTCTCCCTCCCCCAAGGTTTAAAAGTAGGAGGTTTTCTTGATTTATATAATACCAAAATAACCTCCCTACCTCAAGATTTAAAAGTTGGTGGTGATCTTAATTTATCTAATACCCCACTTTCCAAAAAATATAGTGAAGAACAAATCAAACAAATGGTACCTGGAGTAAAAGGTCAAATTTATATATAATGATAAAACTAATAGATCTCTTAGAAAACAAAATACTAGTCCCTAGACGTTCCAAAGAAGAACGCTCTAAGAACTTTTTAATTGCTACTCAAAAGAAAATCCAACAGTATATAAAGGATGGTAGTAAAGGTGATCTTGATTTATCTGGTACCCCAATAACCTCCCTACCTCAAGGTTTAAGAGTAGAAGGTTATCTTGATTTATCTGGTACCCCAATAACCTCCCTACCTCAAGGCTTAACAGTAGGAGGTGATCTTAATTTAGGTAGTACTAAAATAACCACCCTCCCTCAAGGTTTAAAAGTAGGAGGTTCTCTTTATTTAAGTAATACCCCCATAACCTCACTACCCCAAGGATTAACGGTAGGAAGTGATCTTTATTTATCATATACTCCTATTACCTCCCTACCACAAGGTTTAACAGTAGGAGGTAATCTTTATTTAAGAGATACCCCAATAACCTCCCTACCCCAAGATTTAAAAGTAGGAAGATTTCTTGGTTTAACTAATACCCCCATCTCTAAAAAATATAGTAAAGAACAAATTAAAACAATGGTGCCTGGTGTGAAAGGTGAAATTTATACATAATGATAAAATTAATAGACCTACTAGAAAATAAAATATTAACCACCAGACGTTCCCCTGAAGAACGCTCTAAGAACTTTTTAATTGCTACGCAAAAGAAAATCCAACAGTATATAAAGGATGGTAGTAAAGGTGATCTTGATTTAGGAGGTACCCCAATAACCTCCCTACCTCAAGGTTTAAGAGTAGAAGGTTATCTTGATTTAGAAGATACTAAAATAACCACATTATCACAAAGTTTAACTGTTGGAGGTTCTCTTTATTTAGGAAATACCAAAATAACCTCATTACCTCAAGGTTTAACAGTAGGAGATTTTCTTGATTTATTTGGGACTAAAATAACCTCCCTACCTCAAGGTTTAACAGTAGGAGGTAATCTTAATTTAAGAAATACACCAATAACCTCCCTACCCCAAGGTTTAATAGTAGGAGGTGATCTTGATTTATATAATACCCCCATCTCTAAAAAATATAGTAAAGAACAAATCAAACAAATGGTACCTGGAGTAAAAGGTCAAATTTATATAAAATGATAAAACTAATATATTAGTAAAAAAGGTAATTTTTAAAAAATTTTTAATATTTATAACTGAACATTTTAAACAAAAACTAATTAAAAACACAAATAATGGACAATTTTGACCTACGTAAATATCTTGCAGAGGGTAAACTACATACCCTTAATACCTTAAAAAAACAAGATTCCAAAATAAAAGTAGAAGGAAAAATGGGTAACGAAAGTAACCTATTATCTACAAAAATGAAAGTATCAGAATTAAAAGCAAAAATCAAACAAGATATATTAGCAGAATTATCCCTAAAAGAGGATGAAGATGAAGATGTTAACGATGACATGGACGATAGTGCCACAGATAGGGATGAAGATATAGAAATTGAAGATGAAGATGCACCAAGAAAGGAATATGAAACTAGTTTAACACCAGAAGAAGAGCTAATCCAGGATTCTTTAAAAACAGCATTGGATACCGCTAATGCTTTAGGAAATGATAAATTAACGGATCAAATTGGTAATACTATTACGTTTTTCACACGTGAATACGTGGTAGGAAACAGATAGCGATAACTATGGTTAACGAACGTAAACTCACCGAAAGAGAACGAGATTCACGTGAAGTAATACTTAAAGGTTTGCTATCCAATAAGCGTAATTTAGTTAAAAAGTATGGTAAAGATGCTGAAAAAGTCATGTATGGTATAGCAACCAAAAAAGCCAAAACAAAAGTTGAAAATATGAACAAAGATAGAATAAAAGAATTAATTCAAGCCTCATTAACCCGAAAAGATTCCATGAGTGAAGATTTAGATGTTGGTCATCAGGATAATGAACCTGGAATGCTAAAGGCTGAATTATATAGAACTATTAAGTTATCAATAATGTTATATAAGACTTTAGATAAGTACGAGGGTAATATGGAAGTGGATTTTCCAAATTGGTGGCAATCTAAGATAATTAAAGCTAAAGACTATATACAGGGTGCGTATGACTATTTAGATGGTCAGGAAAATGTAGGCAAAATGGATGCAATGTTAGACTTGAATGAAAGAGTATCTATAATAGATAAGCTTATGGAGTCAGAACATAATATAAAAGAAAATGTAAACCCCGAATTAGATAGACTAGTAAATGGATTTATAAGAAAATTAGCAGATAGATACGATTATTCATTACAGGATGCTGTCTACGCTGTTACGCAAGTATTAAGAAAACAAAACTATGATGGGTTAAATGAAGGTAACTCAACATTATATAAAGACATTAATACCATTACGTTCACATTAGACGATGGAGATTTAGATGATAAATTCTTATCTGATGAAAGTCTTTCTAGAAACTTAGGTTATAAAAAAGACGGTGGGGATACTTATTATGTTTTACCAAAAAGAGACTTCGATAGGTTCCAAGATTGGGCAGATTCAAATGGGTATGATACAGATGAAGTTATTGATGTCATTGGTGAAATAGTAAAAGAAGACCTAGAAGAAGCTTCAGGGTTAGAATTTAAAGTAGGAGACAAGGTAACATACCTAGGCCACCCAGGTGTTATCACAAAATCCGGAACAGACATAATGGATAGACCTCAATATAGTGTATCCTACAATAAAGGAACAGGCGATACTAAAGCTACAAACATATATAATAAAGGTGGTGAAATTAAAAAAGCAATATCTGAAACTACCAAAGATAACTCATCATCTTATAAAGATAGTAATACTGGTAAGCAATACGATATTCAAAAAAGTGGGAATAAATGGGAAATGGATATAATGAAGAAGGGTGCTAGTATATATGATCAAAATGCTATTACTACTATCAAGAGAGATTCCCCTGCTGAACTAAAAGACTGGTTGGATGGGTATAAAATAGATTCATCATGGATGTCCCATTTGGTAGACGAAGAAGAATTTACTGAATCTAAAGATAAAGTTTAAAATATAATTTAAACGAAAATAATGACTAAATCCGAACTAAAAGAAAAAATACGAGCCTTAGCTTTTACAGTAATAGGTGAAAAATCAAAGGCTGATGATGCTTCACAAGCTTATGATGAATTAACTAAATTTCCTGAATTAAAGGATATTATAGTTAATTTAATGACTCATGAGTTTGATTCGTTCTTAGAAAGAATTGATTGGGTTTCACCTAAACCATCAACCTTTAGAATTGTTCTTTTAAATGGTGAATCCTTTTTATTAACATATGGTACTCGTAGTTGGGTAGCAACAGTAGCAGGCAAAAAATATTATTTACTAAATTTAGATGAAGAAGAATATGCCTCTCAAGCTATTAGTCGTATATTGCAATACGGTCCAAAAAGTGGAGCCGAAGTAACAGAGGTAGAAGAAACCGACGACTTAACTGATGAAGAAGAAGTTGATGTTGACATCGACATAGAACAATAATATGGATGTATTTGATAAAATATTAAAAGAAAATAGTTGGAGATTTCCTAAAGGTTACCCGGATATGAACGATCCTTCAGATAAAAAATTCTTATTTGATATAGTAGAAGGATATAAATATAAGATTAAAGAAGAAGAAGTAGAAGAAGATATTGAAGAGTTAAGAGCAAACCTAGTTAGCTTTATAAAGAATATATCTAACGCTAATGAATTAAAACAGATTACTAAGTATACCAAAAATGTTGGGTTTGGTAATTCAATGAAGGATCACTTATCATCTAAAAATTTAAGTAATAAAGATATATTATTTTTTCAATCACTTTTATCAGATATGGGTAAAACTGGGGAATTTTCTAAAATAGCAGAAAACCCACCTAAATTTGACATAACCAACCCAAATTATTTTGATCAAATACAGGGTTTTAGTAACTCCGAATTAATATCTTTATATGGTGATATGAAGGATTCTATTCAAGGGACCGTTTCTTTAGGACCAGGTGAAGCCTTTTTATCCGTATTTTTTAATAATGTGTCAAAAGCTAAGGATAAAGGGGATTTAAATATAGATGGTAAAGAAGTTGAATTAAAATCTAGAACTGGAGCTTCGGGGGCATTAGTAGTACCTTCATATGTTGTAAGAGGAAAATCAGCTGAGTATATACAGAACCTAATAAAATTAGTTGATACTTTAGATCTGGATAAAGACCAAAAAGAAGAAATTAAAAATTTAATAACTCCCAAGGGTACTACTTGGCCTTTTAAGGTTAATACTCTTTACCAATCGGCATTAAACTTCGGTATAGATAATAAGGTAATAATCGAAAAAATATCAGATAAAATCAATTTCTGGTATAAAAATAAATTATCAATGGATATAAGTTCTTACTTTACGGGGAAGGAATTCGAATCCGATAAGTTTATTGTAGACTTAGCTAAGAATTTAGCTAAAGATTACTTTGAAGAACATCAGTTTGATGGTTTTATGATATCAGATAATAAAGGAAATTTTAAATATTATGAAGGTAATAGCTTTATTAATGCTATAGGCACTGAACTAACAGTTCAAAGACCCTCAGATTTAGTACCTAGAATAAAAATATAAAGATATGTGTAAATGCGGATGTAATACTTGCAAAACAAAAATAACAGGACCTTTACTTACTAAAAGTAAATTAAAATCCCTGTTATCTAAAAACTTACAATTTCATATTGATGAGAATATACCATTATATGAATCACAACTTGACTTAAAATCCAAAGCACTTCTAATTAAAGAAGCTAAAAAAATGTATTCTCGTAATATATTAGATTTAAGTGAAGGTGATATAAAGTTAATAAAAACGTATCTAAATGAAGGTGAAATGGATGAAAAATATGAATTACCGACTCAAGATCAAGTAAATAAATTTTTTTCATTAACCCAAAATGAGATACATTATCTAAATTCTAAACCTGTAAAAGGTCAAGAAAAGACATTTAATAAAATGGAAGTTGAACCTTGGGACGAATATGATTTATCTAATTGGAATTCTTTAGTTAGAAAAGCTAAAGCAAAAGGTAAAATAGATGAAAAACTTAAGGGAATAGATGGAAAAGCATGTTGGAAAGGGTATAAATTAGCAGGCACAAAAAAGAAAGGTGGTAAAACCGTTGATAATTGTGTACCTATGAAAGAATCTAATTTCGAAGAACCCACAGAATCCTTAAAAAAAAAACCACTGAAGTAGATGAAGTAGATATGGAAATTAATGAATTATTAGAAATGGAAATCATTGATGAAAATATTACGGAAGCAAAGTACCAAGGTAAAACTGTTACATTAAATAAACCCTCACGTGGTGATAGTAAAAAATTTAAAGTATATGTCAACTCAGGTAAGAAAAATGCTGATGGTTCTATTAAAGTAAAAAAAGTAAATTTTGGACATGGTGGTTCGTCTGCAAAACGTCCAACTATGAGCATTAGAAAATCAAACCCTAAACGTAGAAAAGCATTTAGATCCCGATTTAACTGTGACTCACCAGGACCTAAAACAATGGCAAGATATTGGTCTTGTAAAGCTTGGTAATAGAATAACAATATGAAAGAACTAAAAAAATAAATTAATATGAAATGTAACTACAAAGTATGTAACTGTGGGACGTCTTGTGACTGTTCTTGTTGTAATTGTTAAAATAAATAAAATAAAGATATGAAAGAATTAACAGCATTTAGAAAATATTTAGCAGAAGATATATCAAAAGAAGAAAAAACAGCAGATCATTACTATATCAAATTTAACGATATAAAAAAACAAGGTGTTGATAGAATATATAGTATTTTGAAAAAATACGGGTCTAAAACCTTTCAAGATAAAGATGAATTTTCAATTAAATCCGGGGATAAGGTATATGCTGGAGGTAAAGCGTCTAAAAAAATAAAAAATACTCACGATATCAAAAGAGACGGAGAGAAATTCAAAATAGGTAAATATGATATTAAATTAGAAGAACCATATGATGGGGCTATATATCCCTACTTTGAATTAAGAGATTTCAATTATGACCTATATAGTGTATCTTCAAATGGAGAAAAAATAAAGATCAAATTATCCCAAATAAAATAAATAAAATAAAGATATGAAAGAATTAAATACATTTAGAAAATACTTGGTAGAAGGAGAAACAGCACAACCTGATGATGATTTAGAAGATCGTATGGATGCTGGGGATTTTGGACAAGTAGAAGAAAATAAAAGTGGTACCCAAATATCACCAATAATCTCAGATTTTGAATCTAGTAAATTACAATTAATGATTTTTATTGATAATAATGAACCCTACTTATACAAAGGAACAGGACCAGAATTATTAGAAACATGTAAGGAGTTGTTTGAAGATGAATGGGAAGACGAAGAAGAAAGAGGAGTATGGGAAGATTTTGAAGAATGGTTCTATGAGGAATTAGATCAATATAAAATTAATATTCAACTTTTTATATTATAAAACTCTTTATAAGTAATAAAAACTAAAAACTTACAGAATAGATTCATAGCCTATTCGATTTAAAAATAAATACGATATCTGTGGCATCTTTTGGATGCCACACTTTTTTTTCGTATATTAACATATAGATAAAAATATAACGGAATAATGATATGAATCAAAAAATACTAACTAAAGATCAGAGAAAAGAATATGAAAATAGTAATCTTACTTTAAAGAGTATATTTGAAATGGAACAACGTGGATTTAAAATACCACTTATAGTTAAACTTTCAGCAGAACTCCCAAACGATACTCGTATGTTAGATAACATGGTAAGAGATATGCTAGAATTTGCTATAGATAATGAATATTATGAAAAAGCAGTAATATTAAGAGATTTTTTAAATAAGGATACAATATGAATAAAAATGTAGTAATGGTTGGAGCAGGTGTAGCAAATGTAAACGCTGCTACTAAGCTAATTGATAGTGGTTTTAAAGGTAAAATTACTATTATTGATATGGGTAATTCCATTTAGTGTGGGGTTGGTCTGATGGGACTTTTACATATGTATAATAAAATTAAACCTATGAAAATTTATCTTTTAGAGAAAAATAATATACCATTTTATGTGGGAAAGTCTATAAATCCCAAAAAAAGATTAAACCATCATAAACATAAATTTGGAAAGGACATTACACAATTAATACTAGAAGAATCCGCAGATGAACACTGGAAATTTTGGGAATGTTATTGGATAGAACAGTTTATTTCTTGGGGTTTTGATTTGGAAAATAAAAATAAAGGTGGTGGTGGTCCTACCCAATGGGATTCTAAGTGGGATACTAAAAAGCGTAGAGACGCTATTTCAAACCACCCCACACGCGGTAAAAATATAAGTCAATCTTTAATAAACCACTCTCAATACTATACCCCCGAAGTTAAGAGTAAAATGTCTAAATCTCAAAAAGGGATACCTAAACCCTTCACAGAACAACATATAGAAAACATAAAAAAAGCAAAACTAAAACAAGCCAAACCCTTATTACAAAAGGATTTAAAAGGAAATTTTATTAAAGAATGGGAAAGTAAGGGTCAAGCGGCTTTATGGTTAAAAGAACAAACAGGAAAAACGAGTAATTTGTCTTCCCAGATAAAAGATTGTATATTGGGGAGACAAAAAACCGCTTTAGGTTATAAGTGGGAATATAAAAATTAAATAAAAATTAAATAAAAATAAATATGAAAAATCAAAAGATAGTAATGGTCGGATCAGGCGTGGCAAATGTTGCTGCTGCTACCAAGTTGGTTGATGAAGGTTTTAAAGGTAAAATTACTATTATTGATATGGGTAAAAACCCACATAAACGAAAGTATAGTGAGGTAATGACAGGTTTCTTAGGTTGCGGTGGCTGGTCAGACGGCAAGTTAACTTACCACACATCAATTGGAGGTCAATTAAGTAAATATTGTGGTGAAGAAAAAGCAATGGGTTTATTTGATCAAGTTATAGCTAACTTCAAACGCTTCCACCCAAAACCAGAAGAGGTACAATGTTCGGACCCCCAAACAGAACCTGATTTTATTAAACCCTATTTTGGGTTAAGATTATTCCCTGTATGGCACGTTGGTACAGATTATCTACATGAAATAGGTAAAAATTGGTATGATTTCTTAGTAGAAGGTGGTGTAGAATTTATTTGGGAAACTAAAGTAACTGAAATTGATTTTGATAATCAAGAATTGTATTGTGATTGGAATACTCCAAAAGAAACAATAAAATATGATAAACTTATATTTGGTGTAGGCAAATCAGGTATTGACTTTGGTAAAGAATTAGCTGAAAAATATGACTTACCTACAGAACCAAAACCAGTACAAATAGGTGTTCGATTTGAAGCACCACAAAAACACTTTCAAAAATTGATTGATGTATCCTATGACTTCAAATTATATCGTAAGTACGAGGATAAAGGAGTATCACTTCGTTCATTCTGTACAAACAACAACGCAGCCTATGTTGCTGTTGAGGAAACATATGGTAATCATAGCTATAATGGTCATGCTAAAAAGGATGAATCTTTTAGAAACAACATGACAAATTTTGGAATTTTAATGGAGGTTCAAGGAATAGAAAACCCATTTGAGTGGTCAAGAGATGTAGTTAAAAAATTACAAATAGGAGGCACAGGTTTATATTATAGTCCTACACGTAAACCTACAACAACATCAGAAGGTGAAAATGTATCAGCTACCCAAATAGATGAAGCAGGTATGGAATATGTAA